CCCCTACCCCCCCCACCCCTACCCCATCAACAACTCTACCCACTCCTTACCCCACCCCTTACGATACCAAAGCCTAAAGGTTTCCCAAGCATTACTACCCTCCACCGGTTGTCGCTTCATCCATTCCCCATCTTTGCGCAGGAAGACAGGCCCAAGTATGGGCCGGAACTCCCATCGCCACTCCTTCCCCCTCTTGTCAACACCGCTATCCTTATACCGAGCATGTGAACACTCCCGGCAATAATCGCACCCGTAATTGTTGCAGTACATAGATGTGCAGGTAAATGCGCAGATATCCGATTTCATTTAATAATCTCTCCTTAAATATGTGTACTTGCCTGAAATCATTAACTTTTATGCCGGAAAACTGGCAATTCTCCTGAATATTCCCCGGAATAAGTAAAAAAATAAAAGATTCCGCTTTCATCCTCCTCCTCAGCCACCACCGGCCCCCCTTCCTCAGATTTAGAAAGTGGCGGATATAGCAGCACTTCAAGACAATCCGGGGAAAAATCAGGAATTTCAATTTCCTCCTCTTTTGCCAAGCCCTTAAATTCAAGCAACACCTTCATGATCTTATCCTCCTTAAGTGTACGGGTGAACTATTCCCCCCAGTTCCCCGCCTTAACCGGGCGACCACAGCTATCCTGCCCTATCCCAGGGCCATAGGCATCAAGCTTAACCTTGCCAGTCCTGCTGGTTTCTCCCTCCCTTGTCCGCCATTCAAACGGCCGGCCGGCAGCGTCAGAGTGCAAGCCGGAACCATAAGCATTTGTTTTATAAGGCTTAATGGTGTCATTTGCCCCTTGATTGTCCCAGGTATTACCGAAAGTCTCGGAATTATTACCTTGAGAAAAAGCACAAGTAAGTGAAAACATTAAGGTTATTGCTGTTAATATGGATATCTTGGCTATTTTAATCATTGCTTATCCTCCTTTTAAGATAAAACAAGTACCCGGATTCCTATCCCGCAACCAAGAAACAGCGCTACCCAGTTCAACCAACGGGTAGGTTTCTGAACTATAAACGGGATTTGTATTGCTGCTACAATAAAATCAGTTGTTGCTAAAAATGCCTGATTTTCCATTTTTCTCCTCCCCTTTTAAAAAGTAAAAATTTAAGTAATTCCCTTTATTTTAGTGTATCCCAGGGGTGATGACAAAAGGCAGACATTGTATCCCCCAAACACACACATTTTTTAACCACCTGTTTTAATTAAACTTTCTCAAAACCTCTATCTTTTAAGCAGAACATTTTTTATTTTCCCCGGTTTTTCTTTTCTCTTGCTTTTCTTTTATGCCTGAACTTGTGCTTTTGTTTGTGTGCGTTTTGTCATCAGTTTGTGCAGTTTCTTTTTTTTTATGTTTTCTCCTTTAAAAAATCAATTTAAAAAAAGAACCAAAAAAAGCTATGTTTTTTAAATCTAATCTTACACAATTATGCTTTTTTTGTTTATCCTCTTAGTTATCCTCTTAATAATTGCAAGAATCATGCCGGGGGTTAAGCTCATGAATTTAAAGAGGAATCTCCGTTGAAAAAAAAAATAACAAATAGCATATTATGCTAAGAGGGTTAGCACCTCGTGCTAATAGCGTTAGCATATCGTGCTATTTGATACCCAATAACAAACAGCATGCCGTGCTATTTGATAAGTGGGAATATGATTAAATAATCAGTCGATTTTAATCTTTTGCCCGTGTAAGTTGTAACCTTTTTTTTAATGAAATTTTTATCAACTAAAATGTTTTTTGTATTTGTGATTGATCTTAGAGACAGCCCGGTATTTTCTTGTAACTCATGGTCTTCGCAATAGAACCACCCGCCGTTCTTGTCTCCTTTGTATTTCTGGCTGTAAAGCTCAATAAATAGTATTCTGGCAATCGGTGGCAATGTTATGAATTCTTTGGCGTGTAATAACTCATCTATTTCTAAATTAACATATTTTTTCTTTTTCATGGTTTCCCCTGTATAGAAAAAATGAAGGGGAAGGAAAACAGCAGATACAGGCTACCATTTTAATTCCGTACCCCGTCGGGCACAACTCCCCCCCTGCTGTGTATTTACTCAAGACTATCAATATAACCCAGCTTTTCCCTAAGATAAAGCCATAAAGCTTTTCCTGCCAGTTTGCCCAGCCAGTAAAGGCCCTCGAAAAACTCTAATATTGCTCTCATGCTGTTTCCTTTCTAAATATCCTACCACCTATAGACAGCCAGCACCGAAATCACCACAATATGTTGTAAAAACGCCGTTAAGGGGGCAAGGTTGGACGATCTCGCTTCCTGACTTGTCATTATACCTCTTTACTCTTTTTAATGGCTTATTTTGGCGGTTTAACCGATAAAAAGCATATCATCTGAAATAGTCCGGTTATTAACCGTGCAAACCGGGCAAATTCTCAGCCCACCCCAAGACATAAATTTTTTGTCACACTGCCGGCAAAATCGGAACTTTCCTTCTTCCTGTGGGAGTTCAAATTCCCCGTCAACTTTTTCCCTCTCCCTTGCATCCCCCCGTGTGATCTTTTCTCGGTCCCTCTTATTTTTTTCCTGACAAACTGGGTGGCCACAGGTCCGGGCGTCTCTTCTCCCCAGGAGCAATCTTTTTTTGCAGTAAGGACACAATTTTCCCTCTTTGTTCTTGTATTTCCGGTTTTTCTTTCCCCCTCCGCTGCTATGTTGAAAAAGGCACTCCGGGTTTCCGCAGGTCTTTGCATCATGTCTATTTACAAGCGGCCTTTTCCCGCAGTAAGGACACATTTCTTTTTTACTCATCAACCGCCCTTCCGGATTCCCGCACCATTTTTATTAATTTATCACAATCTTTGCCGCTCCTTCTGATTTTTTCCCTTTTGCGCTTCAGCTTGATCAATTTATCATGCCTTTTTTTTCGTATCAATTTTTGTATATCTGAACGCAATAAAAGCTTTAACGGTGGGACTTCGAACACCTCCAATTCTGTCCGTGCTATATGGTGGTAGATATTTGTGCGCCTGCAGCCCATCAAGTCCGCTGCTTCGGGAAAACTTATGTATTTTTTCAGCTTCATCTGTACCCTCCGATTTTTCTTGACAATATTGAATAGCTCAAGATATAATTAACTATATAATAACCACTCCATAGTTGTCAATCTTTTTTTTACCACATATAGACACCACCTTAAAAGTGTTGCATTTTATGAAAAATATTATTACTTGTAAAGTCCCTGAAATAGCACATCTTCAGACTTTCAGCGAATTGAACTTCCCGAAAATTAAAAAAGTGTTGCAGGTTATATCTATCTATAGACATGCAATACCTTTTGAGCAAAACGATTGCAGGATTGCAACGAAAATAAGCGGTGATTTCCCAAAATTACCATATATAGACATGTCCTTTCAAGATGGGACAATTTTCCCCATGAGTATGTTCAGCAAAGTCAATGATACCGGGGTTCTTCATATTTTCTTAAAAACAGGGACTATTTGCCATACCACATATAGTGTTCCTCTGATTTTTTGGGGAATTTTGTCCCACTTTTTTTGCTGTTTTTTGTACTCATTTTACTTGCAAATTTTAACCCACCTACATATAGACATACTAAAAAAATATAATACATTATATGGGAAAGGTGCTGTGTTGGCACGACTAATGCAATTATATAGAGGTAATTGCGGGGCATGATGCCCGGCTTAACAAGGAGGAAAAGCAATGGAAGAAGTAGGAAAAAGAGCAGCAAAAGTTATTGATGTTTTAGTAGAGGGGCTGACTTATTCAGATGACAACAGCAGCAGAAAGATTGATAATTCCTCTTCTATGGCGGTACACGTTGAAATAATCGGCACTGTCGGAAACGCCAAAGACCTCATCAGCATTGCCCATTATTATGAGCAAAATGGCGACCTGATGCGTGATCCCGACATGGTTTTTTTACGGGCGGCTCCTTCCCGATATTATCCTGTTTCCTTTCAACAAGATGGAGGAGTCCCGACTTTTCAGGAAGCAATTTTATTCGAGGACGGAAATCTTAAGAGTTTCAGAAAAACGCTAGGCCGGCAATTGGTATCATTCGCAAATAAATGGATGGTGAACATTAAAGCGCAGCAAAATCTTTAGAAAAATTTAATTAAGGAGAAATAAAGTGAAAAAAGCTGCAATTTTGGAACACTGGCAAGCAATTGAAGAAGGGCAGCCGATAGAAATGGAAATGGTCCCCTATAAACACACGGGCAGCACCTATGCCGAGGACGGCATAAGATTAACCGGGACTATGGCTTTTATTGATTCAGTCCTGTCGAATCTCAAACCATTGCTGAAGGCCGAAAACGGCAGCACCAGACTACAGCTTAATTATCAGGAATCAAAGGACAGAGAAACCGGGGAGCCTACAGGCTCATATAACTGCTATATCCAGGTTCATGAAAGAGGCGGGGAAGCAAAACATTTTAACAGAATGAGAGCTAATTTACTTTAAGGGAGAGAAAGCCAATGGAAAAAATTAATATATTTGCTCAAAAACTTTCTGGGCAAACAAAAGAAAGGATTGAAAAATTATATCCTATGTTAAGCGCATACCATGAGGCCAGAGTAAAAATAGTTCCCGGCAAAAAATATATTAAAGTAGATATAGGAGGATCAGGAAAATACATGGTTGATAAACAAGGGAACATCTATGGAATCAAAGGTTATGGAGTTATCAACAAAAAGAAACAATTCGGGGACCTGGACACCATTGAAGAATATTTTTGGGGGGGTTATTCTCCTGTTAAAGTTTCCGATAAGGAGGGAAAATAATGACTACTGCCGAGCAAAAAACTTTTATTGTAGAAGTTATAGAAGATATTAAAAAAGGCTTGCTAAGAAGAGCCGAGCAATACCCTGACAACTGGGACGGGGCAGAATTGAGGTGGCTAATCCGGGATAAGTTCAGCGAGGTTGTTTTTCCTCACCACGATAAAAATTCACCAAGAAAAAAAGAGTATAAAAATGAGGTTTTAATTAATAATTTTTAAGGAGAAAAAACAATGAGAACAAGAAACGAAAAAACAGGCCGGTATCAATCAGTAAGTCTCCCAGCGCACAAAGAAGAAGGCGATTTTCCGGGCGGCGGGAAATGGACGATTGAGCGGGTCAGGCAACAAGTGCCGGATAAAGGGGATCATGTAATCATAAGGGGAATGATTTACCTCTTAGCGGAGGGAGACAACGCACGGAGATTAGACCACGCCATAATTTTTGGCAACCGTGCCCGGATTATAGATGAAGGTTTATATTCGAATTGGGGTTTGCCTGGGGAAAAAGAAGGGTATAGGGGAAGCACTTTTTTAGTAGAAGCCGCAACTTGGAAAAAAGGGTTTGCCCAAGCCAAAGAAAGAATCGCCGCTGAAGCAAATGTCTTGAGTACGATAATTGATGCCAGGGTAAAGGCCCTGGAAGATGCGGAACTATAAAAAACAATCGGAGGAGAAAAATGAAAACATTGAATTTTAAATCATTAGCAGGGGAAAACTATTGTTTAACTCACCCCCTGTCAAAACCTGGGAATCATGGCAGATATAGGAATTTGCGTGTTACGGGAGTACCTTTAGATACGGACGCTGCTGAAGTCCAAACTTTGGTCAATTCAATGGCATTCCTGGACGTTTTTGAAGTAAAATTTAGGGAACTGGCGCTATGTGGAATCCTGAGAAAATAACATTGGTGATGATGGGCAGTTTTCCCAAGTGGTAATTTAAGATTTTTAAAGGAGAAAAAATTTATGAGAAAATTAATTGAGGATATCGTATATAAAAACTTTAAGTATGGGCTTAGTGAGATGTCCAGGTTGGACAGGGGATCGGAATTGGATAGATACCTTGAGCCTATGAATGATATGGACTGGAAGGAGAGGAAGCAGTGGGCATCCAACTCAAGGCTGAAAGAAATTAAGAGGTTGATAGAACTACTAAGCGATAAACAGCTACTTGATTGCCTGACCGAGCAACATTGCGAACAGTTTAGATAAATAAAAAGGAGTTAACCAGTGGGCGCGGCAAAAAGAAGAGGCACTTTTGAGGAAAGAAAGGCATTAGCGATAAAACGTGATGCAGGGAAAAAGCCTGTTGGGCGGAAGAAAAGAAGGACGTCACCAGCCGGGAATCTTATGGCTACGGTGACAGCACTTAGCACAACAAATTTGAACGATAGGCTTTTCTATTACATAAACCCAAGGAGGAACACATGAAAATAGCAATTATCGGCTCAACTGCATACGCAAAAAAAATGGACGCCCACAGGGTACTACTGAAAAAGGCCGGGCACGAGGTTTTAATCCCCTTTTTTGATGATGATGATCCGGATATCTTGGCAGTATGCATGGGAAACCGGGACAACATCAAGGCGGCAGATAGAATCGATATTTTTTGGGATCAGCGTTCAATCGGTACAATTTTAGATTTCGGCATGGCGTTTGCTCTTGAAAAGCCGATTAAGTTAATTTATGTTGAGAAGAAAACTATCTTGGAAGTCATGCAAAGATATGAGCAAGAGAAAGGAGGAGCATAATGATTTTTTTGATAATTGGTTTATCGGGGCTGGGATTGTTTCTTTTTATGCTGAAGCGGCGGAACACACGAGTATTAGAAGAATGTATCCGGGTACAAAATGTAGTGGATGCCTTAGCGAAAAAAGACATTGCCCGTGATCTTCCCTGGGAATGGCGATATGACAGCTTTGAATCCATGTCATACGACAAAATGCTTTACGAGTTCTGGAAACCTGTTAAATCTTACTTTAAGAACTCTCCTTGTTGCCAGGAATCCCCTGAAATCAATAAAAGAAAGGAGGAGCAACGAAATGACACCGCAAGCAGCTAAACAAGAGGAACCCCAGTGTATTTACCACGGATTTCCCATCACGATTAAGTTTTACTTAGAAAGCGTGGAATACTGGATAGGCCCGAACTACATGGGTCGCTTCACCAAGGAGAGTGAAACCGGAAGAATTTTAATGGAATGGAGGGAAAATGAAGAAAAATAAAAACATGCGCAACGTGCTGGACTCGCAAGAAAAATACCTGAAGTCCTCCCAGCTTTGGCCGAAAAGGATTATGTGGCTAATTATGGGAGCATTGATAGGTGCTGGGGTAATGTTATCGCTATTAATTACCCTACAAGAAGAAACAACCTTTGAGCAGGGCACGCAAGCCCTAAGAATGGCCGGCATTGAACACATAGAGGTAAGGAAAGGGTTATGGGGGCCAGCGCTCTACGACCCCCGTATGGAAGTCCAGAAAGGCCGTTGTTTTGATAGTGTGGAGGATGCGGTTCAAGCGGCACTGGCAGGGGAGCGACCGTCAAAGATGGAAGTGGTGGAAAATAAAAACTAAAAAGGAGAAATACTCATGGACATTAAAAAATTTCAGTACCCAAAACCCAGCTTTTGCACAAAAACAAATCGAAAACTATTGGCCGAGGCTGAAAAGCGAGGGTTTTATAACGGAGATACAGAATATAACAAATTGTTTAATAATTTGTTTTTTAACGGTGGGGAGTTAAAATTTAAGCCTGATTTAGATAAAAAGTTCAAGCAAGCAGCTTTGCCCTACCTAAAATCTTTTATGGCATCATTTGAACCAAAACACGAAGAAAAGGAAGCCATCTCGGCGTTGCTCCTGTCAGAGTTAGTGGTTGTATAAAAACTAAAAAGGAAGCAAAAAATGAAAAGTCTTGCAGAGAAAATACTGTACCTGAATGAAGTTTGCAAAGACTCAATCGTGATTGAAAAATATGTGCTTTGGGAAGTGCATTCTTACCAGGACGGGAGTTTGTTGCGTTTAAAAAACAAGCAGAAGCATAAAGACATAGAAACAGCCATTGATATGGCCGTTGAATTTTGCGAACAAAAACTAAAGGAGGAAAAAAATGTCATTAACACTTGAGCAATTAAAAGAACGGCAGAAGGGTATAGGCGGCAGCGACAGCCCTGTGATTATGGGAGTCAGCCCGTTTAAAAATATTGATAAATTGTATCTGGAAAAACGGGGGTTAGTATATGAAGAAACAGAAACGCCGGTAATGAAAAGGGGGTCCGCCCTTGAACCTCTTGTTGCTGATATGTACCGGGAGGAAACGGGAAGAGAAATAAGCGTAGAAAAGAAGCTTTTACGCCATCCTCAACTTGATTTTCTTATCGGGAATATCGACCGGAAAATTATGGACTTGGAAAAAGGGGAAGGTGTTCTTGAAATTAAATGCCCCGGCCTTCAGGTTTTCGGTAAATGCAAAAGGGAAGGATTGCCGGATTATTATCAAATTCAAAAACAACATTATCTCGCTGTTACTGGCTTGGAATGGGGGGCCTTTGCCGTTTTTAACGCTGAACAGTGGGAGTTAATCCATTTTGATGTTGAGCGAGATGACGAATTGATTGACCTCATTATCGAAAAGGACGCAAAATTTTGGGAGATGGTGAAAGCCGGAACCCCGCCGCCGGAAGAAGAACCGGCTATTGATTTGCCTGCCATTGGCGGAGATTTGGTGCAGGTAACAAGCCCGGAATGGGAGGAGGCGATAACTGATTTTGTGGAAGCCAGGGCGATTAGGCAGGAATGGGAAGAGCTTGAAAAAGTGGCAAAAGGGAAGCTTACGGGAATGATGGAAGCTGAAGGGGCTGGGGTTATAGAAGGGTTTAATTTCCGGGGATATTACAAATATCAAGCCGGACGGACAACTTTTGACAAGAAAAAACTTATCTCTGAACACCCGGAAATTGTTCTAAGCCAGTATGAAAAAAAAGGGAAGCCGTTTAAGGCATTTAGGCCATACATTTTAAAAGGAGGAAGCCATGAATAATGAAGAAATGGGACAATTGGCAGTATTAAAAAAACCTGAGTTTTCTTTGGCGCAATCTGACCCGGCTGCTGTTGCTGCGGCTGAAACGGCGAAAGCCAGGATACAATCAGCTTTTTTGATGGCATTGCACAAGCCCCGGAACGCTGACCAGGCCAGAATCAATATTCTGGAAGCTTGCAAAAGACCTATTTTCGCGGAAAGGGTTGAGTTCAGCAAGCCCGTAGGTGGAAAAAAAATTAAGGGTCCATCCATCCGATTTGCTGAATTAGCAATCAGGGAATGGGGGAATGTTCTCACGGAAACCCAAGTAGTTTTTGAAGATGATTCTTCCAGGAGGGTAAAATTGTTCGTAACTGACTTGGAATCTAACACAAGCCATAGCAAGGAAATTGTTGTTGCTAAAACTATTGAGCGCAAATATCCCCCGAAAGATAGGGAAATTTTCAAAGAAAGAACCAACACGAAAGGGGAAAAGGTTTATATCGTAGAGGCCACAGATGATGAATTGCATAATAAAGAAGCTGCTCTGATTTCAAAGGCGTTGAGAAATGAAGGCTTGCGCCTGATTCCAAGCGATATCATTGACGAAGGGATTATGATTGCAAAAGAGACTTTGGGGAAAAAAGATTCGGAAGACCCGCTTGCTGCCAAAAAAATACTTTTCGATGGTTTTGCCGGGATAGGAATAAAGCCAAAGGATATTGAACAATACCTGAAGCACAAAGCAGAGACTATCAGCCCGGCAGAAATGCAGGATTTGAGGGGAATGTATAGGGCGATTAAAGATGGAGAAGCAAGCTGGAACGATTATATTAACCCGGAAGAAATTGAACAAAAAACTGAGGCTAAAAAGGAAGCACTCAAGGAAAAACTCAAAAAGGGAAAGGAGGCTAAAGCGCAACCGGCCCAAGAAGGGGAGGGGTTGCCTCTTGCCGAGGAACTAATAAAAGCAATTTCAGAAACCACGGCAGACAGACACCTCGACAACTGGTTCGGAAAACACAAGAAAGAAATTGATGCTCGCCCGGAAGCAGAAAAAGCAAAAATCATGGCAGTGTTTGGGGAGAAAAAGGAGAGCTTTAAGGCCCCCCACAAAGAAGAACCTCCCCAAGAGACTGAAAATTCTATCAGCTGCCCCAACAGAAAGGATGCCATGATTAGCAAAACTTTCTGTGAAAAATGCAGCGGGAGAAAAGGTTGCCCGTCTTGGGAAGTAAAAGATGCCGCCAAATATAAAACAATGGCCGAAGGGATTGCACACGAATTTAATGGCGCCACAAAAAAATCTTTCAAGAATCTTCTGGGGAACAACGACAAAAATATTGAGCTACTACTGGAAACAAGTCTTCCATCCTGGCTGATTGTGGAGGATGCGATTAACGCAGCAAGAAACCGGCTGGGGATAGAAGAGGTGAAAAAGGAAGAATTTGAAACGTCTTTAATTTAAAAGGAGGTAAGCATGGAAATTATTGAATTGCAGGTAGAAAATGTAAAAAGAATAAACGCCCTTACTATCAAGCCCACCGAGGCGGTAGTAGAAATTACCGGTAAAAATGAACAAGGGAAAAGTTCAACACTCGATAGCATTCTTTTTGCCCTGGGCGGTAAGGGGAAAATCGGGGATATGCCTCTCAGGAAAGGAAAAGATAAAGGGGAAGTCTTGATAGTTCTGGGGGATAACGGTATCCCAAAATACCGGGTATCCCGAACATTTACAAAGGCGGGCAAAAGTACCTTAAAGGTTGAAAGTGCCGATGGAGCAACTTTTAAATCTCCACAGTCCTTGATTGACTCATTCAAAGAGGACGTAGCTTTCAACCCTGAAGATTTTGCCAATGCGGATGAAACCACCCAAAGGAGAATGCTTTTCAGCGTTTCCGAAGTCAATCTTGATACGGAAAAATTAAAAAGTTTGTCCGGGGTTACTGCTACCGGGGATGATCCCCTTGCCATAATCCAGAACACCTACAGGGTAGTTTATAACAACAGAACTCTTGCCGGCCATAGCCTGAAAAATGCGAAAAGTCTTGTTGAATCATCCCCGGAAGTAAAAAAAATTGCCCCCGTTAGTTCTGCGGAACTTTTGAAGGAAAGGAAAGAGATTGAGGAAAGAATTTGGGAGGTAGCCGAGCAAAAAGAACACCTTGTTGACTTAAGGAACTCTGAAGCAGAGGGAAAAGAAGAGGCAACTGCTTTAAGGCAAAAGATTGAAGCATTGGAAAAAGAATTAGGGGAAAATGAAGCGAACCAAGTTCCTTTGGCTGAAAAGGTTAAAGCCCAAGAGAAAAAAATAGCAGCTTACCCCAAATATTCGCTCGCCGAAATAGACGAAAAAATCAATAACGCCGATGCCGTCAACCAGCAAGCCAGAGATTATGAAACCCGGCAGGCAAAGGTTGCTGAGTTGGCAAAACAGCAAAAGGCATGGGATGCCTATACTGAAAAACTCATGGGTATCAAAGACTATGAGCAAGAAGTTATTGCTTCCGCAAAATTCCCTATTCCAAAGCTGGGATTTGATGAAAGCGGAGTTACACTGGAGGGCATCCCTCTGAATCAAAGAGGGGAATCAAAAAAGATTCTGTTGGGAATGACTATTTTGTCAGCCCTTAATCCTAAATTAAGAATAATCTTAATCCGGGCCGGGAATGATTTTGACTCGGAAACGAAAACTAAAATATTCGCATGGGCAAGACAAAACAATTTTCAGGTCTGGATTGAGCGGGTAGCAGATAAAAAAGAAGGAGTTTGTTTTTATATTGAAGATGGGGCGGTGTCCTCGTAAATAGAAAGGAGTTAATCGGATGTTACACGAAAACATACCCTTTCCTGAATGCTCTAATATTTGCAATGTGGTAAAGTATTTTGGAGTCTGTGAATGCGAATCAATTTGTCCTGCCAAGTTCGACGAAAATGGCGACCCTATTGACAAAATTGATTAAACTTTTTTAAGAATTGACCCCGCCTGCCGGCTGGCGGTAATAGCCGGTTTTTCTCCCTCCTGTTTTGCGGGTTTCCAGGAGCTAAGAACCAAATCCGCGAAAACTTTTTTAGTAATCTTATATAAAAGGAGCTTTAAAATGGGTGAAAAGAAAAGACCAGAAAATTGCACTGAAGAACATCTCAAATATTTGGATGACCTCAGAGATAGTGGCATTACCAATATGCTTGGGGCAAGACCATATTTATTGAAGGCATTCCCCGAATTATCCAAGAAAGATGCTTTAGATATTTTAAATTATTGGATGGATTCTTTCTCCGAAAGACATCCAGCATAACCAAACTAATTTTTTAAAACTTAGAAAACAAATTGAGAAAGGGGTATAATACTATGACTGTTGCAGAACAAAGAGAAGCTATTTACATTGCAGAAAGAGAAATCGAGACAGCACTGGACAAATTGAGAAAAACTGCACGGATAAATGCAGACGAGATTAAAATCCAGGCACTCCTTGATGATAACATGGATGAAATACCAGTGATTAAAGTTAATGTCATTCTTTCCAAAATAACGCCTTCTGCCTTAACCCCCGGCAAGAAAGGATAACCAAATGGAATGGCTAAGTATTGAAAAAGATGGACCCCCGAAAACAAACCGGAGAGTATTAACATATTCTGAATGCTATGCTGGCAAACCAGAATTGGCTTTTAGGATTATTGATGGGCAATTTGTTCGTATTTGCCCAGAGGTTACACTTTATTTTTATTTACAGGAACCGGGGAGGCTACAACAAGAAAGGAAACCAAAATGATAATAGAACTTTGCCGAACAGGAATAGAAATCTTGCCTGAAAATGAGCAGGATGTATGTTATATCAATGATACTTTAGGACTCACAAAACCAGGGGATTCACTGGAAATTATTAGGTATCACAACAATTTTATGGGGATAAAGCAGGAGGAAGAAAAACCGGGCCTTAAAAAATGCAGTGAAAGTTACGGGCTATGTTTGGGCGTTAGGATAGATAACTAAGCAAGGCAACAAGAAAGGATAATTGCGAAATGAATGAAAAAATGTCGCTATCAGAAGATTTACAATATTGGCGCATCGAAAGACCGGATGAATGGATAATGGATAGATTTATTCGTAAGGCAAAAAAACTTGAGTTACTGGTTAAGCAACAACAGAGAATAATAGAAAGGAAATCAAAATGATCTCCGATAAAGAAATTTTAAAAGTTTTAAAAGATGGCCGAATAATCATTGAACCTTTTCAACAAATAAACCTTGGTACCAATAGTTACGATGTGACTTTAGGGTCAAACACTTATGTGCCCAATAATTCAGTGCGTATAGTAGATTTATGGAGTAAGGAAGATTGCACTGATTTTTGGACGTATAAAAAATCAGAATCAGTTGTTACAGTATTTCCCGGAGAAACTATTTTAGGACATACTCAGGAAATTGTGGGTTGTTTGAGAGATTATACAACTCAAATGTTTGCCCGTTCTTCTATTGCCAGATGTGGTGTATCCGTTTGCAAATGTGCTGGACTCGGTGATGTTGGATTCGTTAATCATTGGACAATGGAAATAACAAATCATTTATCTGTTCCAGTATCTTTAAGAGTAGGGATGAGGATAGCACAAATTACTTTTGAATTTGTTGGACCAACAAAAAATATTTATATGGGTAAATACAAATCGGATTGCCAAAATTGGGAACCAAGTGATATGCTTCCTAAATTGTGGTTAGATAGAGAACTTTCTTTATAAAAGGAAACTAAAAATGACAACCTACAGAAAAATAGCTAAAGCATGGGAAAACTTTGAGTTGAACAGGTATCTTGACAGGATAGACAGGGAAGAAGCAGAGGAGGAAATGGAGGACTATGAAGACGAATATGAGGATTAAATCCGGTATGTTTCTGAAAAAACTCCGTGATATTTTTATGGAGCCGATATCAGAAGGTGAATTGTGGACCCGGCATGGAGTAGCCACAAAGACGATATTCCTGGAAGAGGAAAAGAGGCGGGCATTTCTGGCAAGGGAGAGGGGGGCGGTCTCGGAATATGAAACTTACCGGGAGTGGAAAAAGAGTTTGGTAAAAACATTATAAAGAAAGGAACCCATGACGCAGAACGAATTATATGAGTATATAAAAAATAAAAAGTATCTTTGCCATCTCTGCCAAAATTTGAGAAAAGAGGTAATTTTATACGGACTGGAAGCGATTAAAAATTACAAGGGTATGGCTTGCAAGGGCATAGAGGATATGCAAATTAAGTTTTCAGAGGTGACGGATAATCCTTGAATTTATTTTAATAAAGGAGATTAAGCTATAAAACTTGAAGAAGCAGAAAAAGTGTTAGGTTCTATAATACAAGATAATGGTAATCTGGATTCCCTGGAATGGCATTTTAGCTGGGCATTCGGGGATGAGGAAGCAAATCTTGATGGTCCTTTTACAGCAGAAGTGTTAGAAGCAATCGCCTGTTGGATGAAAAGTAAAACAGGGAGTTAATGCCCCGCTTGGAAGAGTGGGGGCGTTAATATTATCTATTAGGAGGTAATTATGAAAGAAAATACGGGTGAGATTTTACAAAGATTATACGATTCAGAAATACACTTAAGAATTGGTTGGATGTGGGACGGTGGTCTCGAATATTCAGTGGGGTCAACAAGTAACGATATTTGGGATTCAAATTTTAATAAAGCTGAGATTGTTTACACCGGCAAAGCAAATTTGGCAGACGGAATCGAAGAAATGGCGAATGCTATTGCTGCCGAATATCCTAAGTCGGCGTTTGCTGAGTGGTGGAACGAATAATAGAACCTAGGAGAAAGGAGATTAAACATGGCGGACAAAGAAATAATTGAAACTTTAGTGCTGATAATGGAAAAAATGGAAGAGGGTGTAAAGAATTTTGACAGGCGTCCCTTCGACAGGGATGCCGTTGCTGAAGGTTTAGGGGGCCTTGGAGCAGCTATATCCGCATTGGCTCTTATCATAATCTCAAGGATAGAGAAAGGAGACCCAAATGCAAAATTGGCTTGAAAAACACCATAAAGCTGGTGATAAATTATTTCGTATCCCCCTCCATTTACGTGAATTAGCACAAGCTTTTTCAATAGTCGGGAATGATGTTGTCGGAGAAAAGCTTCATGAAATTGCTGATATAATTGAAAAAAGCAGGGAAGAAATGAACCAAGCGGTAGGACAGTCAATTAATGAGGCGATTGAAAATTCACAGAAAACTACTGCTGTGATGTTTGAATCTGTATTGAAGAAGGAGCTAAACCAATGAATCTAATCCCAAGAATTACCTTGTTTTGCCTCAGTCTTTTTATAGCTTCCTGGTTTATTCTGGGGTGCGCTACTATCCCCCCCAGAGTTTATGAACTGGATGACATTAATCTTACTGTTGTTGTTTCCGATAGCCCCGGATATCTCAAGAAATGCTGCGGAAGCGCGCCGGGTTGCCGGGTCCAGGGTTGCTGGGATTCCCGGAATAGAGTTCTATACACGAAGCCCGATTTTGAAACTTTCCTCCATGAGCTACGACATGCGGGGGGAGAACATCATTATGGGAAATTGAATTTTAATGATTAAAAATTAAGGAGATTTAAAATGGCGTTAGAAAATGTTGAAGTTCCACTTTATATTTTGCCAGTGTCAGACGAAAAACGTAGATTAATCGTCAATGAACTTGCGGGACGAATCCAGCTAACCATTGAAAGAGAGGGCAAGGAAGAAATAACCATCGCATTTTTTTTTGATAATCTTGAGTTGGCGTGGAATGCGGTAAAGCGTTCTTAATTTTGTTGATTAAAAAGTAAAAAAATGCTTGACATTCTGTAATTAACTGTTATAATTATGTTTATTTACAGAAAGGAAATCCAATGGAAACGAAAGAGTTAATCTCGCACTACCAGGCCGCTAAAATATTAGAAGTCAGCCCTCCTACAGTTTACCGCTTAACTGATAGGCGAATCCTCAAGCTTTACCCTGTGGGAAAGGGGAATTTTTTGGATAAAAAAGAAGTTGAAGCGTATAAAAATGCAAAAAGCTAATCCAATCCCCTGGTTTTCTAAAATAACAACGGATGAGTATAATGAAGCATTCCAGTTTTTACAACAGGCAGATGGCCTGTATTGGAAAGTTCTTATGGCTGCACAAGCAAGAGCAAGCAGGAAAAATAATAAATTAACCGGATTAGATGAATGTGAGTTTTATCTTTCCCAAACGGAAACGAGGTCTTTTGGGTTGGAAGATTCTCAACACGGGAAACTGTATCGGGTGATAAAACACTTGGTAAAATTAAATTTCTTGTCAAAAGTAGGTAACAAAACAGGTAGCAAAAATGCTGCCGTATATCGTTTGAATAAAGGCTTTATGGGGCTTTTAGATTTTCAAATAGGTAGCGAAACAGATATCAAACAGGTAGCAGGCAGGTATCAAACAGGTAGCAGGCAGGTAGAAAATAAGAATGTATTAGAGTGCAAAAGAGTGAATAAGAATGATCAGACAAAAGAAAAAAAAGAAATTAAAAAAGAAAAAGAAATTTTAATTTTACCAGATTTTTTAGATGAAAAACTTTGGAATGATTTTATAAATTTTCGTATCAGTATAAAAGCTAAGATGACTCATAAAGCCAAAGAACTTGCCATTAAAAAATTAACCGGTTTTCATGAGCAAGGTGAAAACATCTCCGGCATAATAGAGCAAAGCATAATGAACGGGTATAAGGGACTTTTCTTAGTAAATAAAGGAAATAACAATGGACGAAATTCAAGCAGCGCAGGATCGACTAGAGAAGAAGCGGGGAAAGCTCAAAGTGATGACGAACCCTACCCCGCACCTGAAGTCTTCCCAGCCGATGAAGGTTATTCTTGATCCTATTATGGGTGAAACTTGTCACCACCATGTCCCTATCGCGATAGAATGTGGCAAGTGTAAGAGGGAGGAAGCGATTCTTAAATTACCAGAGGATCACCCGGTTTGTATCCACGGGGAACCTGAAGGACTTTGCGCTACCTGCGATGCACTGGCAAAACAGGCAGAGATGGAGGAAAGGGATAGAGGGGAAATTGAAAGACAAACAAAATTAGAACTTGCCCGGATAGCGGGGCTTAAAGAAAATCCGGAAACAAAATTAAGAGAATGCGGAATCCCTAAAAAATACCTCTTTTCTTCTTTTGAAAACTTCGCCGGCAATAATAAATTAATCGAAGGGTGCAAGGAATACCAGTCTGAAGGGTTAGTTTTAACCGGCAAAACAGGTGGAGGCAAAACGCACCTGGCAGTGGCAATTTTAAGGGACATGGTTAGAAATGACAAAATTACCGAAGCCGGATTCATAACGATCCCGGATTTGCTGATGAAAATCAGAGCATCTTTTAAGGATGATGCACAGGAAACAGAAGAAGAAATTGTTGACTTTTACTCTAAGGTTCCTTTCCTGATCTTAGACGACCTGGGGAGTGAAAAAACTACAGATTTTGCTATTACTACCCTGTATATCATTATTGATCGCCGTGACAGGGAACTACTCTCAACTATCATTACCACGAATTTAAGTTTGCTGGACATTGAAAAAAAACTGGACGCTCGGATCGCCTCAAGATTGGCGGGGATGAAAAATATCAAAGTTGATATGGCGGATTACCGGAAAATTAAGAAAGCAGTTGGAGCAAAAGGGTAAGAGAATCTAAGGAAGAGGGAGTAGAAACAAATTGAGCATAAAAGATACATATCGTGTACAGAGTATAAAAAAGGAAGAATGCAAAGAATGGTTCTTGCATAAACATTATGCCCATCGTATGGCAAATATTATTTATGCTTTTGGTTTGTATTGTAGTAACGTCCTTTGTGGGGTGTGCTCTTTTGGCCCGGCTCCAAATATAAACACAAACAATATCGTTGGTGACGTGAAGGTTTATGAACTGAATAGGCTTGTAATAAACCAGGATACGCCCAAGAACACATTGTCATTTTTTGTTTCAAAAGCATTGATTTCGCTTCCTACACCAACCTGTATAATTTCATACGCAGACACGGGAAGAGGGCATCACGGGTACATTTATCAAGCAACGAATTGGATATATACTGGAGAAAGTTCCCCAGGGGGTGCCACCGAATTTGAAAAAGATGGAATAATTTATCACGCACGAAATCTTTATGGTGAAAATTATGATAAAAATAAATTTATGTTTACGCCAATTCCAAGAAGCCCAAAACACAGATATTTTTACTTTTTAGGTAGCAAAAAACAGAAAAAAGAAATGTTGTCTAAGCTACCTTTCGCCGTGTTGCCATATCCGAAAGGCGATAATAAACGATATGACGCAAGTTATGAGGTTAGGACTCAACTATCTTTGTTGTAGTCCTAACCTCATAACAAAAGGTTATCAGGAGTCCCTTTATGACTGAAAACGAGTTTGACAGATGCTTCGAAAAATTATGCAAACGTTGGGGTAAGAAATTCAATGAAGGCCAAGCGGAAATTTACTAATGGCAGAAACAGCAAAAGTAATCCTACTTAAAGGGAATCAAGGGGCTTAGGCTACCATAACAAATCGTCAAAGCGGACGGGGGAAGATTCCACCGCTTAACTTAATATTATAAAAATATGATAGAAAAATTATACATAAAACAAAGGCTGGTTTTAGACGATTTGGTTTTAGATATTGGCGATATTGTCGATGGAATAAAAGTTAGACCAGACACATATAAGGTTTTTGTAAGAAATGGTTGGTGGGCAGTCCCATCAAATTATTTTTTATAACAAGCTCAGGAGGTAAAAAATGCACTACAAAGAAACACAATACGGATTTGAATGGGGAGACGCAAAAGTTACCCGGATAGCCTCAGATGAAAAAAATAAGTGGGTAATGTTGGGTATTAAATCATCAAAATATTCAAAACATGGTCTCCAGATTTACGTGACGAAAACTGGGAAAATAAGAATCCACTCAAATGGGGTAGAGTGGTTTCCTTGTGAGAAGAAGCGGACGGGGAAGGGCTCTGTTGGGTAGTTTAAACATTATGCCACTTTGCGCGGGGTGTCGTGAAAAGTCGGTCACAAGCGGGTCGCACCCGATCATGAGGGGGATGACGTCCTTCCGCCCCGTCCAAAGTGGCATAACAAGCAAGCTCGTTTTGATGATTAACCACTATAAGGAGGAATTATGAAAATTATCGAAATTACAAGAACGGTTTCAGGTCTTAACTATGACAATATATCTGCAAAAGCCACCCTGGAGGATGGGGATGATTTTACCCAAAAGGCCATTGAGCTTGAAATTATGTTACAAAAAGCCCTACAAGAAATTAGCAATAGACAAATTGCCGCAAGCCAGGCGGCAAGGGAAAAGGATAACACGGTATCGTTGCTCCAAGATGCGTTAGATTATGCCAAACAAAACGACATACCTTTTTAAAAATATCTCCCAAGTATTAACAATTAAGGATTATAAAGGAGAAATTATGGATATCAACGAACGAGTAAAATGTGCAGAAAAATTTCCTTGGGGTAAACCTTTGGAGTGGTTTGAAATTGGTCCATATACCATTTTGAAATTTAATCCTCGTATAGTTGAAAATGGGTGCGCATCCACCAAAAGTCATATTAGTAAAGAGGTATCCTATCACGGATGGATAGACGGCAAGGATTCCAATGAATCATGGCCTACACCCGAAACTTGTATTGCGGGTTTAATTGGCCGGAAATGGGCGGGGGATAATAACGGGGGTGTCGGGTATTATTTTTGCAGAATGGTTGAAGCACCTCCTTATAACAAATAGTGTATAGCACTGACAACAAATGGCCTATCCTGTGGCCTACAGGGGGTCAAATTTGGTATCAAAAGAAAGAAGGGTAGGGTTACACCTATTAATAACTTTAGGAGGCTAAAAAATGACTTGTTGCGAAAGGGCGATAACCACATATATTATTAAAGAGTCTTTATTGATTCGAGGTATGGATAAGAATGTAAATTCTATTGTAGAACAAATGATCGATGGTGCTGGCATCAGCATGAATAACCCGGAAGATATGGCTATTATTAAAGAGATAGGGGCAGAAGCAATGAAGTTAATGGAAGATTTAAATAGATAACCAACGGTTGGCTTGACCGGGGAACCCCAAGGCGAATTTCGCAGTGTGGGGGTACGAAAAGAGCTTGATCGTGTGAGTTGTTTTGGCAAGTTAGCTTAAATCATTAGGAGGTTTAAAAAATGGAACAGGCGGTGCAAAGAATAAGAAAGTTGGTCAGAACTCATAAGGGAAGAAAGCCGACAGTAGAGAAAAACACTTTTGACCAGGGGGTTGATGCTGGGCTAATACTGGCACGGCAGGCTCTTTTAACTGCAAAATTCGCCTCCAAACAAGGCGTTGAAGCTGACGGGTCTCAAGCATGGGAATATTGTAAAAACTTTATTTCAAGTATTTTGTCATATTTTCGTAAGGTGTGCGGGCGAAAGTTGCCTACAGCTTAACTAAGACGTTATGAATAATCAAACGGGAGGAGGGTTGTTGAGATGACAAAAAAGAAAGTCTGGCGGTACTACTGCGAATATTGCAAGAAGGCAAATTGCTCCGGTGGGTCAATAGCAAAGCATGAAAAACATTGCACTATGAACCCAAATAGAAAATGCCGAATGTGTGCAATGTTTGATAATCCAACTACCTCAATAGATAAAATGCTGGCTATTTTGCCAGACCCAAATGCTTCTTACGAAAGACCAAGTGAGAATGAATGGATGAGCTTCGATGGCCTAGGTGCAGCAGTTGAAAAAGTAATGCCTAAGCTACGGGAAATAACTGGTGGGTGCCCTGCTTGTATTTTGGCAGCTTTACGGCAAAAAGGTATTCCTGTTAGAGCTATTTATTCGTTTAACTTCAAGCAAGAAGTGAACGATTGGTGGAGTTCATTTAATCAAGACCAGATGTAGAGAGATCATGCCGCTTTTCAATATGGCTAATCAGCATCAAGCGTTATCGCTACATTATCTACCCAAAAAAGGAGAAAACCATGAGAACTTTTAAACACTTTCCAAAAGACGAAATATGCCTTCTGTGTGGCACAAATGAGGATAAAGAATGTATTTTGATCCCCATTGACAGGACAAGTGATGGTAGTATTTGCGAAGCTATCCCGGTTCATGCCGAATGCGCAAGAAAAGGTGATTTGCGTTATAATAGTGGCGCAAATATTTTTTATAAGGTGGGCGTACCATGCAAGGAAAGGGTGGCAGAAATAGCTGAATTAAACAGGAAGAACCAAAAGAATAAAGCCCGGATACACAAAATTAATTCTGAATTGGGGAAGAAAAGCAGTGTTAATAAAAAAAGGAGGGTATCATGAAAACAACATTAGGTGAAGCAAGAGGCGGGGAAAAGTTAAAAGAAATACTGTTGGAGAGCGAAAATGCCAAGGAATATTCCATAGATTTAATCAGCAAAATAAGTCCTGTCCCCACAGACATTATCCAGAAATATTTTACCAATGAAATGCGCAGATATGGCAGGACACCGTTTTGTACCCGCCTGTGGAAACTGTGCTACATGATATCCAAGTCCCCCGGATTGCCGATAACGGAGATTACCAGGACTTTCGCCGACAGTATTGGCATTTCGGAACATACAATAAAAAAATTCCGGTTGCGCTGGGGAATCAAGAATCACTCAAGGAAGAAAAAAGTAGAAGTAGAGCCGAAAGAAATAGTAGAGCCGGATGTAAAAGCTCCTCCTGAAGAGCAAGAAGAACCTGTTTCCTTTTACGCCGCTGTTGCTGACGCACTGGTTATCTTTGCTGAATATTTTAGAGGTAAGAAATAGGAGGGAACTACCATGGACGAAAAAACAAAAAGCAATAGTCTTAATTTGTTGGCTGATTTTTGTGGTGGGAGGTTTGACAGACCATTCAGCGAGGGTAAATACACTTACGCCACTGATGGCATAGTGATTGTTCGGTTGCCGGCCATAGGGATTGCCGAACCACTTGACAGCTTTACCGGCGTATCAAACCAATTGTTTGAACAAAAAGGAAAGCTTGTGTCTCTTCCTAAATTGCCTAAAGAGACAAAAAACACTTGTGGTATTTGTGGAGGGCGGGGGAAGGTTACAAAATGCCCAGATTGCGATGGTAACGGAAAGATTTATTATAGTACAAACAATCATGAATACGAATGGGACTGCAAAGAATGTGATTCTATGGGGTATCTCCCCGGTGAAGTAAAAATTTGTTCTGAATGTAACGGAACAGGGAAGGTAATCGACAACTTTCACAAAATTATCACTATTAACGGCCACAAACTGCAATTAGGCTATTTAAGAAAATTGTCAAAATTGCCTGGGATTAAAATAGCTGCTCACCCTGTTGAATATCGGCACTATTTTAAATTTGATGGTGGAGATGGCATTTTAATGGGGATGAGATAAGGAGGAACCAATGGCGAAACAATTAAATCACAGTCTAAATACCACTTGGGTTGATACGGTTGAAGTTGGAAAAAGGAATGATGACCTCGTTTTTATCCGGTTTTTAACAAATTTACCGGAAGGGGTATTTGAACAAATGAGGATAATAACGGGGGAAGAGAGGTTAAGGGACTTTGTGGACAAATTTTGTGATGTTTTGGATTATTACCCTAGGGAGAAAGAAAAATAAAGGAGGGGTCTGTTGGAAAAAATTATAAAAATCAAGCAAGGCCGGAAGAATAAGTATCAATACCAAAGCATCATTTATGACTCCAAAGAGGAAATCTGGTTTTTGTGGTATCTGGAAGAGCTACGGGAAGCAGGATTTACCGGAGCAATATTTTATCACCCTCCACCACGGGTTTTAAGCTCTCCTGTTTCTTATTCCTGGAATAAGCAACTCAAAACAAAAAAGAAGTTAATGCAGTCTCAGTTATTGCCGGGATGTTCATACACCCCTGATTTTTGGTGGACATGGGAAGACAAAGCTGAAGGTATTTTTTTTGAAAACATTGAGAGCAGGAACAAACTTCAGCCATTCTTCTGGTCTCAGTATGATTGTTCTCACGTGGACATAAAAGGGACCCATTCAATTTATAAAGATTCACGAGAATTTGAAGCTAAGCGAAAATGGGTGTGGTATATATACAACATATATGTTCAAAAAGTAATCCCAGAGAATTTGTTTAAAACTACTTTCACCCCGGAAAGATTTTTAGTCTGTGATGCCTTGCTTACTCGGAAAAGGGTAATTAAATTTGAGGTTAGGGAGTTGGGGGAATTTTTGGATGGAGTAAAAGAACGTTACTCGAAAGGAGGAAATAATGGCAATACACTATGATCTTATCAAAGTAGGCGATAAAGTTCAGCAAGTTGGTTTTTTACCAGCTATGTCTTGTCTGGAAAAAGATAAAGTTTATACTGTGATAGAAACAGATGGCCACCAGACACTACCAGATCTTTTACTGGAGGGCATAAAAGATATAATGTCATGCACGAACTTTAAACGACTATACCCAGTTACTTCATTCTTGGAGGAATAATTATGGCACATCCAATAAATGATTTATTGAACCGTAAATGGGGAGTTAAAGCGATACCATGTTCCAAGGAATGTGAATATTTTAAGTTTCCGCATCTCGAGAGGGCCTGTGTGCTTTCAGATGTATTCTCAGTATTACAAGGAGAACCTTGTGGCGAATTTAAGCCCAAAAAAGGACAACCAAAAAATGTACCGGATGAAAATAGCGGGTAATTTTGGCAATACACATACAGCACAGAGGAGGTCCAATTATGAGTAAGTTTAAAATATCAGTAATTGATTTTATCCCCGAAACCGGAAGGCATCCTATTGGTGAGGTCGATTCAAACGGTGAAGCCATCACGGTTGGTGATATCGTTACCCTGAATGGTGAAAAACATATGGTCGCTTATCGGTACGGTGACTTTGTACTCAAACAGCCGATGACCATGCACACCCTTGGTATTTCAGATTGGTCTAAAACAACGAAACTAAACGAAATATGGTCAACGCCAGACAATATAGCATGTGGCGATATATCGGAAGCTTTTTATAATAGGGTTAAGCATTTGTGTGTATAACCAGTAATTCCAGCCTTCCCAAACCACGGGCGGCTGATTTAACCATTAGGAGGAAAATATAATGAAGACTCCGAGACAACAACTGGATAAATTAGCACGATATTTGATCAATAATCATGGTGATATTGTCTGTGTTGACGATTTATCAAACGAAGAGGCCGTAGATGAAGCGATCCGAGTAATGGAAGCTTTAACTGCCTTAAATATGAAATGGATCAGCGTAAAAGACGAATTGCCTGACAAATCAGATGATGTTTTACTGTGGAATGGAGCAGAAAGAGAAATATATCTCTGCTAACGAAAGAACACTTTGAAGCACATTATAAAGACATTACCCATTGGATGATATTACCAGAACCGCCGTCCTTATAACCAAAAAACTTACCCGGCTAAAAAAAGAGCGGGTGATTTTGCAGTTTATGCCATAGGAGGAAATTATGAGGCATCAAGATAAAATCAACTGGATGATTCAGTGGGCGCACAAAAATAAGTTGCGTCTTGAGCTTGAAGGTGAGTGTGGGTTTGGACGTGAATGTGTCGGAGTTGTCGCAGATACGGTTGGATACCCGGATTATGAGTGGTCGGACGACAAAACATGGGAACGCCTCGATGAGAATGGAGAGGTTTGGACACCAGAAGACGCTTACCACAAACACCCCTGCGTTGCGGTTCTTGGCCGTGGGGTTGATGTGGAGGGGCAGCTTTACGATTGGCTCAAGTGGTTCGAAGCTAATAACTTCGTGGTCGAAACCGGGCAAACCAAAAAGAAGAACCTTAATTCAATACATATTATGCTTGGAAAACACAGATATGCCAGAATGGTTAAACAGGCATAACAAATCATTCCATCCGACCGAAAAGCACGGCGGCTGATTTAACCATTATGCGCCAGAAAGAGAAAGATGCTTGCCAGCAACCCCACTGTGCAGGGGAGACCATGACCTTTACCGAACCGGATGGCGCCGGTAGATGATGAATATCGCAAAGTAAAGGTGGGCGTTTGAAGCCCTTAAAATCGGGTGCAGTGGCGCATAGCTAACAAATAATAGCTTTTTATTAAAGAAAGGAGCCTACCATGTTAAACTACATCAAAAAAGTTTTCCTGTTATTTTTATTAATTATGTTTTCTGCCGGGGATTGGATAAAAGAACTTTTTATGCCTCGGGAAGACAAGAAAAGTCAGAGTGCTTTTTCTCCGGGGATGGTGGTTAAAATAGGGGTAGGCATTTTATTGGGGGCGCTTATGTATGGGGTGAGTTGCCTCTCTTACTTGTTTTGGAAAATGATATTTTTAATAGGAGGGTAAAATGGATTTAGAGTATGCCCGGCACATTTCAAGAAGCGGGATGGAAACAGCGGCTTTTGTAGCAGAAAGCAACAAAATTGAGGGAATTTTAAGGGATCCTACCATGGAAGAAATCAAAGAACATGATCGTTTTATCAGCCTTCGAGTTATTAAATTGGGAGACTTAAAGAAATTTGTAAAAATTTGCCAACCCGGCGCTGTCCTTCGAGACAAGTTTGGGATGAATGTGCGTGTCGGTAATTACACTCCCCCAGCAGGGAATCCCAACATGGGCAAACTTGTATCAAAGTTGCTCAGTACCGCAGGGCTTAAAACTCCCTTTGAATTGCATAATGAGTACGAAACACTGCATCCCTTCACGGACGGAAACGGGAGAAGCGGCAGGGCTTTGTGGGCATGGAGGATGATGAGAACCGAAGGCAATTATAGCCTTGGGTTTCTGCATTCGTTTTATTATCAAGCTTTGGAGGCATGGAGGAAATAGGTTAAAGCCGTGCCGGTAGTTAAAAACTTTATCTGGGAGAAGAATAAAATGGATGCTCAGGACAGAATAGCACAAGTAAAAGGGTTGGCAAAAAGTGACAAGGAAGCAATTACCATGTTGCTGTCTTCCTGCGCTGATATGGGAAGCGCAAATGGGGTATTGTTAAGCGTCTCCAAGTTTGATGAAGCCGCAGAACTTATCCTTGGTTATTTTTCACAAAGCCACATAATACCCAATATAGGCGACGGTGCCAAAGAGCCTTTGGATTGTAAAGGGATAGAGATAGGTGGAAACACAATTGCCGGGAAGATTGTACCCCGTACCTGATTTAACCATTAATTTTTTACAAAAAGGAGAACTCCATGAACATCGCTCGAAAATATACTGTTTACCGACAAAATATTATAGATTACCACCTTACCGATGAGGGTCAGCTACATTACCGGGACCGGGTAGACGTCACCCCCGGCCATGCAAGATTAGCGGACGCTACAGCATGGACGGCAATGCTGCTTTCCTCTGAGGTTATGAGATATGCAAGACAGCCGGGTCAAGAAGGCTTGAAAATAATAAATAAACTGTTTTCCTACTTTGAGCTATATCCCAAAATTTTCGGAATGCCGCTGTTAGGGCGTTGTATCCATGTAAGACAAAATGGGGAGTGGCCGGCAGGGGCAAGAAAAGACCGGAAATATTTTGAGGGTAAGGGGGAATATGCAAAATATGTGATAGCGGCAGATGTAAGCCCGGACCAATATAGCTATTTTATGCAGGCAATGGCGCTGGTTTATTGCTATATTCCTTCTTTAAGAAGCCGGGTAGTTCATCTGGTTATCCCGATGCTGGAAAAAATTGAGCGAGACGGGTTTAATATTTTTGATTTTGACGGGGAGCAGACAAAACACGGGGATTTGCGCACGTGGTTCGGTCCTGTGCCTATTACCTTCTATGCGTACTTAAAGTATGCTTTTTATTATTTCGGCAACATCATAGCACCCGGTAAATTTGAGCATACCCTTAAAAAATGGCGCTGGCATGGCTACAATTATCTGCTCGCGCGCCCCCGGTTAGGCGGCAGAATGTCAAAGGAGAGCAACGTGATTTATCTGATTACAAATATGTTCACCCTTTGGCTGTGCGCTTACAAAACAAATGATGTGAAGCTGTTAACACAAATAGAGAAAGGAGCACGTTTTGCATGGAGCAGAATTGGACGCCGTGGGAATGCCCCGGTTAATTTTATTCTTGGCCACATTGGTCTTACTGGTGATACTCAACAGGAAGCATTTAAGCAAGGAGTTCAAACACTGGTGGACTTCCCGGAAAATAAAAGATGGTACGAAAATGTGATAGACGAGAAGGAAAGGAGGGAGGTAGTACCGATAGGCAAGCGGAAAAAGAATACCGTGTACTGGAAGGGGGATCACTATCTTGAGGAAATCCGGGCGGACAATAAGCTGTGCAGAAAAGAAAAGGAATATACCGGAGTTGACTTTCTGTATGCAGTGGAGTTGGAGAAGGCGTTGGGGGAAGGAAGATATAAAATCTAATATACTTGGAGACCCAAGAATGAACAAAAATCCCTACGGTGACATTTTGCTTGAATTATAATCCGGGTTATAGGAGCATGACTGTAGAATTGAGGAAGGAATTGCCGAGCCATATGGGTTCACCAACCAGCATTTCCATGCCTGTCTAAAAATTTTCATGGATGCTTTTCTCTGGAAAATATTGGAAAATATGAAAGACGAAAAAGACAATGGGAAAAAAGCGGACGTAGTTCAAAAAGCGGGGGAAGCATTGAGAAAAATTATCCTTGAATTTACGGGGATTGATCCTCATGAGCTTCATAAAAGTTAAATTAATTATAGTTTTTAAAGGAGACTCAAATGGAAGAACAAGGCCTTTTCCATGCAAGTATTAATATACCAAAAGCATCAAAATGGAAATGTTATATGTTCGGCAATACCCCAGAAACAAATAATGGTATTTGCTATTTTCCTGTTGAGGGGCAAGTGCCAAATATTTTTGTTAGATTTATGATGAAAATATGTTTTGCTTGTACGTGGGTTAAAACTGAATAATAAAAAACTATCTGGCTTAACCGTTATCTTCCAAGGAGTACCCAAATGATGTTTTTAGATAGGTTTGATTCAGTCTCAGAGTTGCGAGGCAAAAATAGGACTTACGAAAACATAAAGAAGGCTGTTCTGAAAGCAGGCAGATTCTCGGTTTTCGATGTTAAGACAAAAGAGGACAAAATATTATTCACACGCCTTTGTAATGATCCTGATCTTGAAATTTACAAAAAGGAATACCCATGGACGTATGTGAGAAGCCGAAACAATATCCCCATTTCAAGTAAGCTGTATTTAGAAGGAAAAGCGATTAAGTGGTGTGCCGATAACGATAGGACTTCAAGCCCGTTCAATGTTATCTCTGCGTTGTGCGCTATGGGGTGGATAAAGGAGGAGGTTCGCCAATATCAATTATTAGTTGGTAAATGGAAAGCACAAGCTGATAAAACGGCTGACGAACGGGAACAAATGTGGTTATACGCTTGTGCGTCAGATTTGGAATCATTAATTAGACAGTCCCACTAACAATCGCATCCACACAGATGCCATACTACCGGCGCGGGTGATGCAAAATTTTATGCCCTTTGGGCAAAAGGAGAATAAATATGTCAAGCACATTAAATCCAAGCGAAGCTGTTTATGGTTTTGCAGCATGGTTAACGACCCGGAGTGAAAAAACGGTAATGTCTGCCTCGAATGATGCAGCACCAATTGCTGACCTTGTAAAGCAATTTTGTGAAACAAACTCTTTGCCGGAGATATCGGAACATTGGCCAGATAATTTAATACATCCAACTGGTGAAGTGGCAGTGCCGGAAATTGTGCATAACCAATAAATGCACTGGACGGCAAACAGCCGCCGCCCGTGATTAAAGACGATAACGCTTGGAGGTAAAACAATGTGCGGAATGCCAACGGAAGATGAAATATTAAAACTCCAAAAAGAAGGGCATACTTTTCATTGTGCTATGCGAATTTTAACAGGCGACGGTGAATGTGAGTGCGGCAAAAAAGACTTCATCCCAAGTGGCATTTCCCGTGCAATGTATAAGGGACGCTGCCCCGTTTGCTTAAAAAGCGAAGGGCATACTCCGTGGTGTAGAAACGCAGGGTAACATAAAAAAAGGGCCTTTCGGCCCCCGATGGCAAGTCACCATCCACCTCCATGATTATGGATTAAAAACAGTGTACTAAATTTGCTTATTGTTGTCAATACTTAATTAGCTTGTTCCAAAGGGAGGTTTTGCAATGATACAACATAAACCATTTATTCTTATAGGTCCGGGAGATACTATTCAGGAAGAAATCACTGCAAGAGGATGGAGCCAGCAATACTTCGCAGAAGTTATTAATATGTCCTCGAAGTCAGTAAATTTATTGATTAACAACAAGCAACCGATTACCCTTGAAATGGCATCACGGTTAAGCAAAGTCTTTGGGCAGTCCGTTCAATTTTGGCTGAATCAAGATGCAATTTATCGAGAACATTTAGATTGGCAATTTATCCCAAAGTGTAGAAAAAGGAGAGGAGAAAAAATGAAGGAGGAAAGGAGGTGATATTGTGGAATTTGGTAGAGCAATAGAGCATAAGATTATCATTGAACCAACAAGTAACAAGGGTTTTTATGTTCGTGTAGGGTGTGGAAGATTTTCTTTTAGTAACAACGAAGATCTTTTGCAAGGGTTAAGAGATTATCTTGTTAATCCTGAGAAGTTGGAAAAGGAATATAACAGATTACAATCTCAACTAGAAGAAGTAGCCCGTGAACCAGTAGAAGATCCACCTATTACAGTAACATAAAGCAAAGGGCTTGCTACCTACAGAGCATACGTAGGTAGCAAGCCACAGAACTATTAATTATCGTCATCCGGGATATTAAACGTAGCCCGAATCATATCGCAGATAGGCAGAACACTTTTGTCGTCTATCTTGTTTTCACTGTTTATCACTGCATCCTCAGCGAAGTCTAACAGCTTATCGGCAAATGACCTTAATAGTTCCGGGGTTAACAGCCCCATTAACATTTCAATCAAATATACTAATAACTTGGTTTTCATGTAATTCAACACCTCCCTTCTTATTCAGATTCTTCCATTCTTAATTCCTGATATGTTTTTTTCCCAAAATATTTACGGGGATTCCCGCAGGCATGGCAAGAGCAACGCACCTTTGTCTTTCGATAGCCTCCCAGTATCCAGTTAATGTGGTTTTCTCCCGAAAAATGTTCTCTTTCTTCTCCAGAAAGCGTATCAGGGTAATGCCCATGATATTTCTTGAAAGTTTTCCTTGCTATTCTGTTAGCAACTTGCAAACGATTATAGTTCATTTTTACTATTCTCAATATATTTTTTCTGAGTCAGGCTGTTCACAACTTTTTCAGTTACCATCTGGACAGTTCTTGCGCCAAAATAGAAGGCGATTATCGTGAGAACTGCCGTTTCATGAAACTTTGTCAATGTGATATATTCAAAAGCACTCGCCAGGTAAACAACAAGCCCTCCTAAAGCATATAATGGCCGGGGCAATATTCGTAGTATTTCCGCCCATGCTGGAGGTTTGATATTGATAGCTTCCTGAATTGCTAATTGTCTTGCCGAATCCCTGTCCCCGTAAACTTTTTCAAGCACGTCCGACAAAACTTTATCATTATATTTTAACGCCCTGATAACTTCAATCCTGATTCTTGATTCAATAGTTTTTTGTTCTTTCTCGGATATTTTGTCGGGCCAAAACTTATCAAGAACTTTCGAGACAATATCAGTTACAGGTGCGACTAAGGTTTTCCACCACATTGTTATTATTCCTCTGTTTTGTGCTTTTCCAACAACAGCAATACCCGCCACGAAGGATACTCAGCAAGAATATCCAGCAAATGTTTCTGGACCTCCTTAATTTGAGCAATAGGCAAATTTATTACCCCCCCCTCTTTTTCTGCAACTTTGACGGCAAGCGATGTTTCGTTTATTGTAGTTTTCATAGTCCTCCCCTACTTATGTTTTGCCGCCAGCTTCAATACCAAAGTGTAAATATCATCTACTTTTTTTCGTAAATATTCATATTCTTTTTTGTTCTCTTTCCCCCGCTCACAGCTATGATAAATGATTTCGCTGTCTCTTTCCATACTTTGTGCTTCCACCCGTTCTAATTCTGCGCTACTCGCCTTTGTTGCAATGACAGTATTTATTTTGTCTAATTTCCCCCCCATAATAGTTCCTACCCCAAGGCTGGCAACTGCCAGAAAAGCCAGAAAAGCAATTACAACTTTTGCTTGTGTTAATGTTATATTTTCTCCGGCCATCGTCTTTTTTCCCCTCCCAAGTCAATGTAAAAAAATGTAGCATACCTATGAAATCCACCCGGCCAATCTTTTCCCAACATATCATCCACCTCATCTAATAATTGTCTTGTACTTATTATCCCCAACTTGGAGATAGGAGTTATCTCAAGTGCGGTTGCCACAGGCTTGGAAGGCCAGATAAGATGACAAGAATTGTAGGGAATTTTATCTTCAGCGACTCCCATCTTTTTGTAAATATCGACATGGTGCTTTACACATCTTGCCCCGGAGTTTACTTTTAACATAATCTCATCCTGTTCCCGGCAACGGCTGTTCAGAGCGGCTCTGATTGCCTCTGCTACCCACAGGATAGATATATCAATCCTTACCTCTTCATCGTCCCTGCAACGCCTACAGGGACATCTAATCGTATCATATTTGCCGGTATAGTTAAAGTGGGGAGTTAGTTGCATATTCATTTCTGCCCGTTTTTCTTTTCTGTCATCACCGGCTTTTTTCCATGCTCATATTTCACCGATACCTCTTTGTTCAATTTCTCTTCGTCCCCGCTATAGCCCTTTCGGGTAATGGTGTCCAATACCCCATCTTTCGTGTAAGTATATTCCTCTACCCTGCTGGAAATCACTTTGCCATCAATGTCTACTATTTTTTCTTTCCATTTCTTATACCCTCTGCCTTGTGCGTCCTGCTCTGTTTCAACAACCGATTGCGGCAGATGTTCTCCGGCTTCAATAGCCTCCACTAAGTCAGGACGGTCAAGAACAATATCACTTAATGTTGCATCTTTTAAGTCCATGTTATCTCCTTATAGGTCTCTGACGAGACGGCAGTTATATTTGTTGAGTTTTCGAGGTGTTGTACTAAAATAGAACTGGCTAAAAAGCAATCTTGCCGCATAAGTAGGATTTTTGTCTGTGACCGACGACATCCAGGTATAACCCGTCGGGGTAGAAGGAAACACCGTAGTGTCGACATGTGGGTCTTTTTCGGATATGTCTACAATAGAAAATAATTGGAACAAATTCGGCACATACCAATCACTATGCCCCCCAAGACTATTAGCATTCGCCTGATCTGCAAAATTCCAAATCAAGTCATCTGTTGTTGCCAAGTCAATACTTACGCTGGCTTCATTTACAACCGCTTCCGATACCGTGATAACGGAAGAGGTGATTCCTGCTACTGTAAACGGCCCTGGATTATTCCCAGATGTGGTGGGGAATATTCGTCCCCCGCATAACGCAGCTGTGCTAAACGGCGTCCCTGCATCAGCAGTGATTGTTTTCCCTGCGGCGTCAAAAGTGCAGGTTTCTCCGGTGATGGCGTACTGTTCCCAGAATAGTACGCCATCACCGGCAGGCCCAATATCGCTTTGAGGAACCGCTGACCATTCCAGATTATTAACGTGGTCTTTAGTGCAATTATTAGACAATGCACAAGTTTTACTATTGATAGTAATATTAGTAGTTCCCGCATATTGCCCGGCAATCATTAGTTCGAAATCTCTGGCTAATCCTTTTTGTAATGCACCATCATCTCCGGCATGGTAGCTGGTTGTTTGGCCGGTTGTTAAAAGGCCACCTGCAGTTCCCCCCGACACCGATGGCCCTGGTGGGTACATCGCAGGATACATAGTAGGATTCATACTCCCCCCTCCTAAAGTCTAAATACATTATCTTTTGCTATTGCTTTCATTTAATTCCAAGCTCCCATGTTTAGTTCTTATACCCCATAGCTCCTTGATAAATGCTTATTATATTATTTGCGTCTGCACTTGCCCATTGTGCTGTGATTGTTACATCCATATTCAAAGTTGTATTAATGGTTGTGACAGCAATAATCTCCTCTGTGGTCCCATCTATGTCCAAGTCAACATGAATTGCTCTTGAACCTGTTGCTCCTATAGTTCTTTGTGTCGCATCTGCATCTATCTGCCAGAATGAACCAACGCCTATCGCTTTTGTTGTAGGGTTTAAGGTGACTATTGTATTGCCACCTACTTTAATTCTTAAAGTGACTTCATCTGCAGCGGTTGCTCCACCATTTTGGATAACTCCATCGCAATGAAATTTAAATATATTGCCAGCTTTCAAGCTATCGGCAGCCATCGCACCAGTCCATAGAGTAGTTTCATCAGTAGTATTTTCGCAAGTTACGGTTTCCAGCAACACATCGGAAGTTCTGTCTATGACCCTTTGATGAGCTACATTGGTAATGTAAAATCTTCCGTCCGCAAATTCAAGACTCCCTGTTTCAGGAGTTGTTAATTTTGTACTGGCCTCGAACTTGATTTGTGGAATTAAAGCTGTCCCTGCCGCTAAATTAAGCAGTGCTGTTGTAGAATATACCCAACGCTTCAACTCAGCGTCCCAAAATGCTATTTGCCCTTGCGCAGAACCCTCAGCACCAGGCATACAGGATATCGGATACATTTGTGGGTTCATAGGTTGCCCTTTTCCTAAAGTCTGAATAGTTTAAAATAAACCGTAACCGCCCCACTATCTACGGCAAACTTCGCCCCTATTTTTACGCTTCCTTCCCCGACAAACAATCCCTGGATTAATTTGCATTCGTAAACAACCGCTCCGGTTGAATCCCCAATGGCGAAAGAGGAAAGTTCGGTATCTCTTGAATCCGTCCCGTTAATCTTGATTTCATTATATACCGTTACCGTTAATGTTTCCGCTGTTGCCTCAATTGGCTTTTCGATAGCCAGCAAATAATAATCGTGGGGATGGCATGGTTCCGCTATGCTGATAGAAGCAGTTTTCTTCTCGGTTGTCAAATCATCCCCTGCGTCAAAAGCAATGCTTGATTCGGCGATTTTCCCTGAATCTATTTCAGCCCGGTCATATACATATATTGCCTTTTCTCCTGCTTTCATTTAACCATCTCCTTTTCTTAATAAATTTCTTTTCTTGTCCGCTTTTTTTTATAGAAAAACAAATGTTCAATTCCTTCGTCCATAGCTTTCTGCATATCTTTGTGAGCTAAATACCCCGGCACAAAAAGAAGAAGAGAAGACCACGCCTCTTTCCTGTATTTTTTTATATTTCTTTTGTCCCCAACGCCTACAGCTTGCAAAAACTTGGCAAGAACGATGAGCTTGGAAGGAATAACCCCGATCCCGGTAGGAATAACACCGAGCAAAACAGTTTTTAAATAATCGTAATCAAAGTTTTTCGCTACAAAAGCCAATATCGCCCATTGGATAGCGGTTCTCGCAGCCTTATCTCCCTTTCTTTCTTTTACTGTTCTATGCATGTGGTCAAAATACCACATACACCAAGAGCTATACTGCCCCATTAATTTTCCTGTAGGCGATTTAAAAAAAACAGGCAAGTCTATTCCGTATCCCCACTGTGTATTTGTGATAGCTTTCTCCCCCGCCCTTATTAAATCTTTATCGGAAGCATTCGGATTTCTTTTTTTGGCAACCATATACCCGGTAGCAAAAGCAGTTTTAACATTATCTACGTCAGCCGCTCGGTAAAATACCATCATCGCGTCCCTGGCCTTGTCCCCGATATCGGTTATCCCTGAAATTTTTTCTTCCCAAACCTGATATTGTTTTTTCCTAATTTGCACTAAATCAGACAACTCCATCGCTATTTTGACTTCCTGGTTCATCCGTCCAGCAGTTCTACCTTTGAGATAGGGGATTAGCTTATATTCATTAATAATAAGCCATTGCTGAAGTGCGTTTCTTATCCCAAGTTTAGGTCTCAGCCCCATAAAAGAAGAATAGTTCGCGCTTTGTAATTCATGAACAAAGGTACGATAAAGCCTTGGATTCTGGGAAACACTAATCCCTGCCTTTTTGAATATTTTTTGAGTTGTTTTTTCATTGGCAACTTCAATACCCCTCATTAGCCTCGAAATTGCAACATCTCCAACCTTCTCGTCTTTTGTCGGGTGTTTTTTAATAACTGTGTTAATCCAGCTTTGGGCGAAAGTCTTTTTTTGTTCATTAAACGAATCCAGAAGCGGCTGTATTTTTTCAATAGCTTCTTCCCCGTATTTATGCCTGAACCCAACAGTTATGTAACTTTGCAACAACCGTAAAGAATCCTTTTCTGTCTTGGAAAGCTGCCCTGTTCTTGCGTGTTCAGCCCAAAAATCAAACTTTACCGCCCCCTGCGGAGAAAAAACCCAGTTGACAAGTTGAGTTTTATTCTTGAAAGATGGCCTTCGAGGGTTATATTTCTCAATATAAGCTTCTATCTCAAAAACTTCCCAAAGATTATCATATATTTTTGACACGGCATTACTGGCACGTTTTTCTTCATTGCTTAACTTTTCCCCAGGCAATCTTCCTTCCCTGAACTCCGTTATTCTTCTTCTGCTGGCTTTCCCCAAACCTTTAAATATTTTTTTAGATTCTTCATATAAGGGATGGGAAGATTCCTGAACCTTTAAAGCCATGTGCCTGAAAGGGGCTATAAATTTTTCTCCGAAAATCCTTTTAACCGGCGTAAAATAGGGAAAAATAACATCTTCTCCTGGCCGTATTTCATTAGTTATTTTAATAAACTCAACAATATCCTTAACCTCTGACTCTTTTAAGTAATCCCCTTTCTGGTACTGTAAGGCATAATCTATTAAATCAAGATCATCAACATCATAAATTCTAATAGCTCTTTCCAGTTTTTCTTTTGTCTTTTTTGAAATAGCAGCACTTTTATCAATTTCTTTAAAACTTTCAACGCCATGCAGTACTACTTTCTCTCTATCCATAATAAGAAGTTTTAATATGTCTGCTTCTTCCCTGTCTAATTCTTCTACCGTAGTCGCTTCTCTTGTGCTTGATCTAACAATATCGTCAATATCTGCCTTGGTTAAATTTTTCGATTCTGCGAGTTTATGAATTTCCTTAATATCTTTTCCGGTGATAGCCTCTCCTGCTTCTTCCCAATCTTTTATGGCCTTTCTTGTCTCTTTCCGTTCCTTTCTTTTGCTTATACCCTCGATAACTTCTTCGTAAACTGTCTGGACTTCCCGGCCTTTCTTTTTTAAGGCATCAATAACCGCACGGGCTTCTTTTATATCCATGCCGGCCATGCTTTTTATCTTGCCCAAAGCTTCAATTTTAGCGGCGTCAAGGTCTTCCTTAACAGGGGCAAGACGATGGGCGAGTGCCTTTAAGTGGTTGAGTTCTTTTTTCTCTTTTTTTGATAATGGTTTCTGTGGTTTTGCCCCCGGCTCTTTTTCAACAGCATATTTTACCCCAACCTTTTTCCCAGCTTTCTTAATCTTCCCCGTCTCAACAGCCCTTTTCCCTTTTGCCAACCACCCCATCAATTCAGAGTCAGTAACTTTGAAATTGAATCCCATCTTACGCAACCAGACTTTGATAGAGCGAAGTACACGCCTCATCAATGGCGTGTTATCGTTTATCTTAGCCATACGCCCTAATTTTTCTTTTACGGCATCCCTGCGCCCTTTTGCGGTGTTTAAATCGAATTTGTAATCTTTGGCTACTTTATAGAGATTCGTGGCTGGAACATCTTTCCCGGAGTCAAATATCGCTTTATCTTTTGCTATAAATGATTTCCATATCTGGTCGTAAAACTTTTTGCCTACTATTTTTTCAAGACCGGCATGGTTAAAGGTTTCATGTGCCAAAGTCTGGAGAGCGTCATCAACGCTTTTAAGATTCTTGCTAAGAAGAAAAACTGTATTTTCTTTTGAGTCATAGAAACCTTTGACAATTTTGCCTTCTTTCGCTTGCTGGCTAACTCTGTCTTGGTGTTGCAAAGGAAGCTCACTGATATCTTGCGCAACTTTGACGTGGGGCGTCACCCCTGCAACTTTTTTCCATCTGCTGATAATAGGATTAATGGCTTTGTTTATATCCGCAATCGGGGTTCCGGTAGCAGGTTTCTTTTTAGGCGAAACTACTGGCCTTGTCTCCAATGCAAATTGCGGCTCTGCTTTTTCTTCTTTTACCTCATACCCTTGATCAACCGCTTTTTTAATAGAAGTCTGGAAAGTGGTATATTTCCCTTTGAGTTTGAGAATATCCTTGGCGGCGTCAACTTTCAGAACCTTGAATTGCTTGCCTTTATAGGTTATCGTATCGCCTTTTTTGTAGGGGCGGGGAGGTTTTGTTGCGGCAGGCTTAGCAACTTCGGCAGGTTTTTCTTTGGCAACTTTTTTCTCTTTTTTTACTCCCGGCAATTCAGGTGCTTTCGGTTCTTTCTTTTTAAAAAGTTCGGTTTCTTCAATTGGTTTAGCCTTTCCATCAACTTTTATTCCGCCTTCAGGAAGTTTGGGCCGTCCTAAATCTACATCTAAAACTTGCTGAACTGGTTTTTCTTTTTTTTTCTTTTCTTTCTGGGCAACTAATTCAAGCCCAGCTTTTTCTGCTTTTAATTCTTCCTTCATTTCATCAAAAAAATCATTCAGTTCTTTTATGTTTTCCGAGGGGATATTTTCCTCTGCCGCCATTTCGCTGACAACTTCTTTTTTAAGCTCGGCTTCAGCAATTTCTTTATCTCGTCTATATTCTTCCGATTCTGTCCATTCTTTTCCATAAGCATCCTCCAACACTTTCCCGGATTTATATTGTCTTAAATTCTCATCTAATAAATTCCACAAATCAGTTATCGTACTATTTTCTTGAAGATATCCTTCCTCTTCAAGCCTTGAACGCAAGTCATCCGGTTTCCTTCCTGACTTCCTATTTACGAGACCAGGATAACCACCCTCTTTAATGGAAAATTTTGTTTGTTCCCCCCTCGCATAATCGGGATGAATGCCACCTTCTCTCTTAACAAAAAGAAGAATTTCGGAACCAGCTTTTTCAGGAGGAGGTTCTTTTCTCGCTACTGTTGGTTTTTCAACAGCCTCCCCCTGCTTCTCTACTTCTTTCCACTCTATGGCTTCCCGGTAAAATTGCCCTCTTGTCGCTTCGTCAGACAACGCCTGCAAATCATCAGTAGACTTGTCTTTCTTCCCCCTCATCTCGGTGAAGCGTTCATTGCTTTCCTTTTTAAGCCGTGCCAATTCCCCCATCTGTTCAGGAGTGGCTTTCTTGCCGAACTCAAGAGCTTCGTTGGTTGACTTAAGTTCGGGAATGGCAGGGCGTTTTTCTTTGGCTTCAGCAACCTTCTTCTCTGCCGCAGGCAGTTCTTTTGTCTTCCCAACTATCTTCTTAAATTCCGGGAATTGCTTAACTAAATCTGGCCTGCTCTCAGCAATTCCTTTAACCATATTCGGCAAAGAACTGAGGGTGTGAGTATCAAGTTTTAAATCAGCAACATCAGTGCTGGGACCACGGACGATAATAGAACGAACATGCTCCGAAAATAATGGATTTTCCATTAAATCGGCTACAACAGAAGCAGGAAGATGATGCCGCCCACCATTAACATCCTTTATTCCCAACATTCTATCGCCATATTTTTTAACCATTCCACGTAAATCATGTTCACCAGTAATATAAGAATCATAACCATGCTCAGGTTTTTTGTCCCACGGTACGATTCCCACCCCTGTCTCTTGCTTGGGAAGAATTTCTTTTGTTTCTGGTGCAATTATTTCTGACAATTTCTTGCCAGTTGGCTTGAAAAGAAGAAGTTCCTGGTCCGCTTTTGAAAGTTGGTCAAATAAAGAAAAAATTTGAGACACTGATTCTTTAGGATTTTTCTCGAAGTTTTCCGCATATCCAGGACTATCTTTTTTAAGCAACTCAATATTTCTTTTTACAACATCATTAAGCTGAGATTTTTCTTTGCTATTCGATAAGGTGTACATCAAATGCCCTATTTCATGCAAATAAGTCTTGTCTATTTCAGAAGCATTAGGGTTAAGCCTTATCTTGCCTGTTTTGGTTACGGCTCCATCTTGGGACAATTCAAAAGTATGCGGTTTGTCAATTACAATCTCTTCGATGCCTACGTTTTTGGATAATTTTTCCGCAACCGGATTTTCAGATAAAGCAACTAATGTCTTTGTCGCCTGCGGTGAGGTAGGGAAGTTAAAGGTAGTTTTAATTTTCGTCGTAGGCTCTTCTACCTTCTTTTCTACTTTAGGGGCTAATTTGGGAAGTTTGGGGGCTTCCTGTGGAAGTTTTTCTTCTGCCGCTATCCTGGCTTTTATCGCAGGAGTTTCCGCTGCTATTTTTTGTCGTATTTTCTTTTCATGTTCGAGTTTAGCTTTCTCAAGCCTTGCTTCTCTTTCAAGTTTCCTTTCTTTCGCAATTTCTTCTTCTGTTTTTTCTACAGGCTTAATGTATTCTTCACTAATTTTCTCTGGCAAAAATTCTGTTGGCTTTTTTACTTTTCTGCCAGAAATATCTTTCTTGGCTTTTATCCTTGGGGTTTCTTCTCTTATTTTTCGCCGTATTTTTTCCTCATGTTCCCGGTTTGCTCTTTCTAACCTTTCTTCTTTTTCTATCCTTCTTTCTTCAATTTTTCTTTCAGCAGTAGCTTTTTTTTCAGAGACCTCTTTGGCCCCTGCCACGCCCTTTAAGGTTTCCCCAAGTTTTATCCTTGCGGCTTTTAGCAAATCTTGCTGACGCTTGAGTATTTCTTGTCTTGCTTTGTCTTTCTGCGCTCTTGCTTCTTTTAATTTTTTGGCAATAAGAATTTCTGCTTTTCTTATTTGCTTTCTCTTTGATTGTACTCTCGATGTGTTGGCTTGCCCCATGCCAGCACCTAATAAAGCAAGAGGTAAGACAACAGTCCCTTCGTAAGCACCTTCCTTTAAAGCTTCAGGCAACTCGCTTAAAAAAGTATCAAGATTTGTAAGCATTTTTTTATCAGGATTCAAAGCAAAAAGATTTGTAAAAGCTTCTGGAATCGCTTGCGCTGTTTCTGTTAACCATTCCGTTCCGCCTGCTTCCACCATTCTTCTAATCTTTTGAATCAAATTTTTTTGTGGTTTCCATGCTTTCATTATTTTGGAAACCCCTAACCCCTCCAAGCTACTTTGGGTTAACGCATTTACTAAAGAATAAATAAAAGCACGTTCCGGTTTTGCCCCTTCTTCCCTTAGAGACAAATATTGCGACCCCATAATTTGGGAACCAATAAAACTTATCCCAAGAGCAGGGTTAAGAATGCTTGACCCAATCAATGCCCCAAATTGTGGAATTTGGCCAAAAACATCTTCAAGCCACCCAGAACTTGTTTTGTATTTTTCAGGAATTTGCAGTGCCTTAGATTGTATTGTTTTTCCCAACAGTGGCTTAATATCATATTGCTGGCCTATTGCTCCCGGACGTGGCTCAAGAGGTTGTATCGCAGTCTCATCATATTGCTGGCCTATTGCCGCTGTTTCAGGAGGCATTACCCCTCTCTCTTCATACAGTGTACCCCTTGTGCGCTTTTCCCTTAAAGATTCTTGAGCTTCGATACCTCCCAAAATAGAACCCAAAGCTCCGGTGGCTATTCTTTTTGTTTCTGCTCCTATTCTCCCAGCAACTCTGCCTAAAGTTAAATCAGGAGTTTTCGGCTCAAGCTCTGATAAATCAATTCCAGTTTCCTCGTATATCCCCGGCCTTATCTCCTCAAACCCATAGACGACACCATCTTCCTCATATGTCTCAGGAGTTTTCGGGTTAAGCATTGAATACTGCGCCTGCACAAAATTATTTTTTACTTTCGCCTGTTTTTCAGCAGGGAATGCCTTAAACGCATCATCAGAATAATATTCGTCAAAATGGCCATGAAGAGCTTTTTCTTTCTGGTCGGGAGGAAGAACCCGAAATTCTTCATCTTGTTCCCATTCTTGGAGAATATTGTCTTCTTCTTCCCCTATGTTCTGTTGTGGTATTGGCATGTTTGCCCTCTTTAATCGAGATACTTACGATAAGATTTTTTCTTTATTTTTTCGCCTTCACCCTCTGTTTCCAATGGTTCTACACCGACAAAATCATACGTAGCGAAAATATCATATAACTGCTCTTTGCCAGTTAATTCTTTCAATTTGGCTTTCAGCCCGTATGGTCTTAATTTTGAGTTTAAATTTTCAACCTCTTCTTCGTCTAAGCCTTCACCAATGCCAAAATCACGGATAATTGCTTCAACATTTTTATCCATTTGATGTTGCTGATATGGCGTAAACTTTTCTTTCGGGGGCTTGATTTCTTTCACAGGCTTGGTTATTTTCAGCGGCGGGGTTCCTTTCGGCAAGGCTTCCCCGAAAAGATTATGCCTCGCATGTAGTCTGCCGGCCGCAAGAGAAACCCCAAAAGTTTTCGCTAAACCTTGAGCAGTTTTTAAAAGAGTCAGTTTGTCTATTTTTTTATCACCATAGTCTTTGCCATATAGCGTGTTTATCAACTTTACCGGGTCTTTTATGTTATACTTTATCGCAAAAGTAAACAATTCGGCTCTTTGTTTCTTGTCTTTAGGGTCTGCCCCGGTAGCAAGAATCCCCTGGATGGTTGACAACATTTTCTTTTTATCTTTTTGTTTTTGGACATACTCATATAAAGCAAGTTCTTCTTTGTTTAGCGACATCGGATTTTGTGATTGTACCGCTTCCGCAAGTCTAGCAAGCCCTTCCTTGTCTTCTCTCGCAGTTTCTTCTCTTTTAATCCGTGCTTTTGTTGTTTCTCTCGCCTCAGTGATATCACCTTCAGCTTGTATTTTTCTCTGTGCTTTTTCTCCCTGGGTAGGATATGTGAAAGGCTCAAATCTTGGCTGCCGGGGAATTTCTTCAAAGCCCCCTTGCGAAGTAGGCAAGACAATATTAGGAACTGCCGAGGCTTGGGGAGAAGTAAAGGTTCCGGTTCTGCCTAACATTCTCCCAAACTCCGGGAAATTATCCACTCTTCCCCCGACTGCCTGCAAATGCTTTTCCTGATAAGCGGCTTTCTCCATGTCCCGTTCGTATTGTTGCTCTTCCATTTCCTGAACTTTTTTTTGAAGCTCTTTTTCCCTCATAGTTTTGAACAATTCATCTATTTTGCTACGACGGGCAGCTTCTTTTTTAAACCCGCCTCCGAGAGCATACCCTATTGTTGCCCAAGGGCTTCTCCCTGGGTCAGGTCTTTGAGACTGCTGTTGCAATAATTGTGCTATTTGCTGTTCTTCTATTGATGGCATTTTAAGCCTCCATTTTTGTCTATTTATTGCTTTCCCTACAAAGTAGACGCCCAGCCTGCTCCCATTTGCCCCGCCGCTTGTGGCAACCCACTCATCATGGAATACCCAAGCCCGGCGCCGGAAGAATTCCCACCTCCACCAAACATGCCTGTCATCCCTGATATAGCCAAGCGCCGTCTTTCTTCTTCCATAGCCTTCGCTTTTAAATAGGCGTTTGCTATATTTGAAAGATACGACCTGTCGAGTTTTGACTGCTCATATCCTGCTAACCCAGAGCCGTGGGATAAACCCCTTAATGCTAAATTTTGTTCCATCCCTCTCTGCCTCCCGGCTCTTTGAGTTTGCATCCCTGACAAAAGGTCGCCCAACAAAGAATTATAATATTGAGGGCTGAAAATTTTGGCATAATAAGGGTCTATAATGCCTTTATATTCATCCGGGGTTTTTTCGTAGGGAGTATAGGTTTTTGACTTGCTTGAAGAAAAGATACTCATGTTATTCCTCCTGTTCTGCTTTTTTGGATTTTTCAACAGCCTTGATTTCGGCGTGTACTTTTTTCAACTCTTCTTGCGTATTGTCAAAAGCTACCTGCAAAAGCTGGGCCTGAAATTTTATTCTTCCTATTCGCTCTGAGTAAAGTTCTACTTTTAGTTTTAGTGTCTCGATACTATCGCTCACTTTTGCCACCTGTTTCTCTAAAATAATGTTTTTCATAACTCCACCATCTAAACAAGACAAAGAAATCTATAATTTGTCCCACTTAAATTGATAACTGCGGTATGAGTAGCTACCGGCGTTTCGGCGGTTGGAGTTATGTCTATTCTAAGCCCGTCCATTTGAACAGTTCCATTTATATTTGCCCCGGTATCTTTTATATAATATGTTCCGGTAGCCCCGTCTAAATTGATAGGTTTTCCGGAAAGCACTCTGATAGCAGTGGTAGCACTGGCATCAAGCTCAGTCAAGTTTAACCCATGTTCAAATTTACCTTTGATATTAAGCCCATATCTACAAAGCTGTGCCCCGGTTGACTGGATAATCCCACCGTCAAAATAATGCCCGGCATCAGCGGCAACTACGGTTTCCTTTCTCACCACAAAATTGAAAAGGTTCCCGCCTTTTTTAACAGTTGTCCCTGCGATAACATCAATAGTCGATTCCATAAAAGAGTAATAACCACAGGTATCTGACAGCCCTGTTCTTCCTACCAGCAATGCCCCACCGAAAATCTGCCCTTCGTTATAGTCGTCCCCTCCGCTATCGGCATCGCCTAACTCCATATTCCCAATAAAAGAGTGTGCTGAACCATCCCCTGTTTTATACACAGCATCGTAATGAGAATATTGATAAGTTTGCCCTACCCCGAGGCCAACCCCGTCAGTAAAGTGGGATTCTGTCCTATGGCAAGCCTGACTTTTTGACTCATTGTAGGTTATTTTACTGTTATGGAGCCAGTTTGCTGTTTCGGAGGAAACCGTAATGTCTTGTCTGGCAAAGCCGGTATCCCCGTCGATTACATATTTTTCACTCCCCAACATCCCGGAATAAAGCTTTAAACTCGCCCCACCTCTCAGATAAACATCTCTATTGCTGGCAGGAGCAACGTAGGTTGTTTCATTTTCCCACAAAGAACTGACATTCGGGGTGCTGACAGTAACAGTATCGCCGGAAGTATCAACATCAATCCCGTCGCCACCTGTGAAAGAAACCGGGCCGGTTAAATCATTTAAGGACTTAACCAAATCTTCTGCGTTTTCAATTTTCTTTAAATGCTGGTAAACATCTTCAAAAAGTCTATTTACGCCGGTGATATCTAAATTTGTGAGTTTAAAAGGTCGTAACATTTTGTAACCTTACTGTAAAATACAGGGAAGAAATAAAAAAGTCAGTGGCGGCTCAATTTTCCCTGTACAAGTTATTTCCAGGTCAAAAGTTTTACATTTTAATGTGGCAGGAAAACTAAATTCCTGCCTTGTTATTGAAGAAGTTTCGGCGGTTCCTGTATAGCTTGCGGTATCCGAGCCATCTAGGTAAATACTAAAAGATAAAGTCCCGTTTATGTTTATCCACATTTTACGCAAATAAGAATACAAATTGGCATATTCAAATTTTATTTGATTTTTCCTCCAGGTAAATTGTTCCTCGGCTCCGCTTCCAATTGTATATATTCCCGTGATATCACCTGAATAAAGAACCAGATTTTCTTTGTCATAAAAAAAACAATTAGGGTTGTAGTCATGTCTGACAAAAGATATTTTTTCTGGGAAAGAAAGCAAGTCAGCGACTATTACCTTGCTGTTATTCGATACAAAATATTTATTATCTGAAACTTCGGCGTGGGCGTCAGTGTCGGCTGACGTAAAATAATCACCTATTTTCCCTGAAAGCAAAGCCGGGACATCGTTACCGGTTGTTATATAAACTCCATCATGCCCTCTTAGAACAAGATATCCTCTAAAAAAACGTACAGATTCAGGGCTGTAGCATGTCCCGTCCCAAGCCATATCATTTTTATCAAAATTATCAACGGTATCCCCAATAATTTTGTAATTTCCTTTTTTGGTGAAAACAACTAAATTTTCATTAATATTTTTGATCCCGGTAATATCGTCTGAAAAACCTATTGTATAATCAAGAGGCCATGCTTCTTTATAAATTCCCGGCCTTGAAATATATAAAGTTTTCGGGTTATCCGTATCCCCTGCCATCCAAAAACGTCCATCGCATTCTTCAAGCCATTTCCCGACATTCGCTTGCGGGGAAGTGTGGTCTGATGTTGAGCAAACAGTGGTTAAATCAGTGTCTTTAGTTTTGTCAGTGTACGTAGTGGTGGTGTTATCTTCTATAGTATCCACCAGCATTATGCTTGAAAGAGTTCCGCCTGTTCTCCATATTTTCCTTCCTTCTACTTGTGAATCAGAGCTTAGAGGAATACCTGTAATAGATATCTGGGAATCTGATACCCATGTTGTCGCAGCGGCATCAGAGGCGGCTGAAAGAGCAGAATCTTGTCCATACTCGCTATAATAAGAAACGTAATAAACATATCTTCCGGAGAGCGGCCCACCCCCTGCTACTATGCCGTCAATTCTGGCAACTGCCGGGTATGATGTCCCTGAAGGGAGTTTAAGCCCAACACAGATTATGGCCGTATCACTCGCCGGGTTTGCCAGGTCAACAACGACATACGTCCATGTATTGGCCCGAATCGTGGGGAGGCTTATTGTTTCCAATGGAGAAGCGCAGGCGGTAGTGTCATCCAGTAAAAGTTGAATTTCCCCAGCGGCAGCTCCGGTATTTACTTTTATCCAAAATCCAACGTCAGTGCTTGAAGAAAGATCGACAGCCGTAAAATCAGAACTATGAGCGACAACGGCAGTAGCCCCAAGCCCACCGGGAACAGTTATTTTGACTGAGCCTGCTCCTTCCCTGAAATCAGATTCATCGTAAGATGACGTTACCCCCAAACCTGCCGGTACTGCCGGGATTGTCCACGCAGCTGTACAATAATCAAGCCCATTCTTAGTTTTTTCAGCAACCGCAAGTCCTGTGTTAACCGGCGTTTCTATGCCAACCTGAGTTATATCCGTCCCATTATATTTATAGAAATACGTCCCATTAAGAAAATATAAAAAATCACCATACTCAATGGCCTGAAATTCTCCACCAAACCCGGATTTTAACGTAGAGGACACTCCTTCTCCCGAAACGGTGTAAAGGTTGCTGTTGTCAGTCGCAAGCAAATTGTCGCCATATTTAAGGATAGTCTGAATATTGGCTTTCGTTAAATATAGTTCATTCTCCAGTCTGCTTTCTATTGCTCCCGCTTCGTCAAGAAGGGCATCATCAACAACAAAAGCTTCATCCGGCTTTATCAGCTTGGACGTTGTTTTTAAGTTTAAGCCACCTTGAAAAGATTCTATTTCGTGATATTTATGTCTTGGCATTATTCACCGTTTTCTTAAAATATTTATACCGCCAAATTTGCCATAGCTTTCCAAGTACCAGGCGTTCCTGCTGTTACACACACCCAGCCGGGAGGTCCACCTGCTGACGGTGTCCTGTTCCAACGAATATCCCCTCGTTTACGTGCTCCTGTTGTTGGAGCGGCAGTCCCATTTGTAACACTCGCAAAACTCTCATCCGTCCTTTGCAGCACGCCAGCAGCGTCATACCATTTAGTAGTGAAGCCGGTGCTATACCAATATCCCCCGTGAATTTGTGCTATTCTACCCATAGATTTGTATGAATCGGTCCCACCTGATTCCGCATAAGTTCTATAATCAATAAAGGTATTCCCAGCTACGTTTGTTATATGGGAATCCCAGCCATACAGATAGGGTGTATCAATAACAAACCCACGGGAACTGGCTGCACTGTTAAAATCTATCAAGTTGCTTCCTGCACCGTGTGAGGTATTGTAGCTGCCACCAAAGATATGAAGTCCATGCACAGCCATCCCTGATGTAGCCAATTTAACATGATTCGTGATATCACCATAACTATACCCACCAAAAAAACTAAGCCCGGTTAAGTTAGATGAATTTATCAAAACATTTGTTGGTTGTGCCTCAAAATAAGTTCCGTGAAAAGAAATATCTTTTATCTCGATCCCACTGGCATCCCCGATTTTTACCCCGTTTGTGATATTATATTCGATATCACCACCGTGGAAGGAAATACCAGAGGTAGTTGACCCAGCCTCTATATAGCAACCAGTATCGCAATGTTGCAAGCTACAGCCAACAAAAGTTATTCCATTTGCCGCTGAGCCTAAAAGCCAACCCACGCTATTCGCAGTATCAGAACCATGCGCCCTGCAATGATCAAAATAGTTAAGCCAGTTATTCGCTGTGTTATTCCACAGGTTTGCAAAAGCCCCCCTAACACGCACATTCCTATAGTTTGTGGGATGTGAGGTAATGTATATGCCATTAGTATAAGTTCCATCGCACACTATATCAAGGTCCGAAACTTCGCCATTTCCTATATCACAGGCCAAAGCTGAGGTTGCAGAGCCTTGAAAATTTAAGGTTGCGAAAGAGCCGGATATTTTTCTGACAGTCGAGGGGGCAGATAAAGCATTTGTATTGTATGTTCCATAAGGGATAAGAATATTCTCTTTCCCGGAATCGAAAGCTGCCTGAATACAGGTGGTGTTGTTTGCCGCTGTTTCAGAGGTTGACGCTCCGTAAGCTCTAATATCTGCCCACGGCCCCTTAGAATAAATATCCCCAGGACGTATTATCCTTGTATATTCATTTGTCCAAGGTAAGGCATCCCCAGCAACTTTACTGATGGATTGGTTCCCGCCGGTTGATGTTGTTCTGCTGAATGTTTCTTGAGCAGTGTCATCCGCCTGAAAATCAAAATCTTCCTGTCCTATTTTCTCAACTGTTACTTGTTTTCTCGCCATTTTCGGCTTTCTTTTCTTTTTTTATAGATTGGCTGAATAAATTCAATTCTCCCTGTACCGCATGAATAATCCCTCCCACTAACCATTTTGTCGGTTGTTGGCTAGGCTTATCAATTAACAAAGAAATATCATTCCCAAAGTTTGCAAGGAGAGTAACGATATTTTTGCTAAGTTTTTCAATTTGCTCTGTCATAATTTTCCTTATGTGCTAACAAATCCATTCGTGTCAATATAGCCTTCCACCACTCCGTTTAAATAAAAATCAATTCTGTCATCCGCAGAATTATAAACTATTTTTGTTGAATTAGGGGAAGAATCACCATCTAAATCAATGCTCATATCCGCCGCGACACGTAACCCCGGAACCCCTGCTGTAAAAGTAGCACCGGATATATCTATTCCACAAACTGAAAAATCACATTTGGGAGCAAAAACATACCCGCCGCTTGCAGCACTGTCAGCCGATTCTACATTCATTAAATTTTGCCATTTACCTCTCAAGAGAAGCCCATCTTTTGCCCTGAAATCATTATAATTCGCAGCAGGCGAATCTTTCATCACGCACATTATTAATCCATAATGATTCCAGGTTCCGGCAGAATTGTGGACTAAAACTCTATGATGCCCGACAGAAGAACCCCCGCCACCTGTTGCCGTACTTTCAACATTTATCTGCCCTTCCGCAAAAGCATACATCATACCCGGAGTATTCCCGGAGACTGAAGCACCGTAAGTTATCACGTCCATGTCGGTGTGCTGGTCTGCCGTGCCATCGCCTCCATCGTAGTCCATGACAGTAAAAGTACGAATTGTCGCGTTATCGTAAGCCGGGCCTGAAGCGTGAAGGTCGTGCAAAAAACCGATCGCCCTGTTGTCTTGCCTATGAGCCATGTTTGAATGAATTTTAGCGTAATAAGCGGCAGTAAAGGTAGGGGTGCCAGCTTCATAACTATGGCTTACGGTAAGGTCAACAACATTCGCAGGTTCTACGTAAATTTCTGGATGTTGGTAAAGCCTGTAACCAGTGGAAGACGGGTCCCCGGATTGTGTTTTTTCTATTTTGCTCCAGGTATTTGTTGCCTGTGAAATACTGTATTTGCTTGGTTTTATCTCGACATCACACCCACCGTCTACCAAGTCTTCTATTTGTTTCGCGATAGAACGAAACTGAATATGAGTGGCGTCTATTTGCTTTATTGTCTGAGAACCACCAGTAGAAGTGGTTCGGCTAAAAGTAGCCTCAACAACCCCGGAAGTTTTAAGGTTTAAATCTTCGTACCCTATCTTTTCAACTGTTACTTGTTTGTCTGCCATGGTTTAATTATCCCAGTCTACTTTGTCTGCCTCTTTTACGCTTTAAGCTTGGCTTTTTAAACTTGGTCGCTTTAGAATAAAATTCGCCAAGATACCCTTTTGCTTCAACTATCTTACTGCTATCCATCTCTTTCATCATTAACTTATACATGCAAAATAATACTATGCAATCATGCAGAGAACTGTCCAGCGTAGAAATATCGGTGGAGATAGAAAGAGCTTCCGGGATTTGCACATAATCAACCTGGATTGTGGTATCTGTCTGAAAAGGTTTATCCATATAAAGCTTTTTATTCACATCGTAAAGAAAAAAATAATCCGGGATTCCCCATGAATCGCTCTCCCATCCTTCGTTATTGTCATCCAAAAAGTCCCATGTTTCCCAATCAAGTACTCTTTCGCTACCTGATTCCTCATAAAAAACTCTTTTTACTCTCAAGGTGTCGTCAGGAAGCTCAATGTATGTTTGATTTTTGTATATATTTCTGGTTACTAATGTCCAAACACATTCAGTTAAAAGGTTAAGCCTGAACTGAGCTTCGTTGGCAAGAGTGGTAATCTCGGCATCGTCAAAAAAACCTGTCCCGTCAGATATTTCGTCAAGATTAGCGTAAACATCCGTCTGAATTTCAGCCAAAGTTAGGGTAGAGTTATTCGCCACTTATTTTTTCCTTTTGTTTTTTTCCCTGTGCCACTGCTTGGTGCCTTTTTTCTTTTTATTAATGGAGGAATAAAAAACCTCTTCTCCTTCTTCTTTCCCGTATTTCTCTTTCATCTGAGTTAAAATTCTTTTCCCCATACTTGTCAGTGGTGACACAATTTCTTCCTTCCTTAACTTTGCAGTCTTGTTCTGTGCCCTCTTACCATGCCTTTTCCTATTGCCATCAAGTCCGTTAATTGCAACTCATATTCTTCTAAATGAACTCCGGCAATTTTCAAGTTCTGGCCTTCACCCTTTAAAGATAACGCTTTCCACAGTACGTATGAATAGATAATATATTTAAAAATTTCGTGCATTTCCGGCGAATCACCGTTCTTTATTAACTCATCAGGTTCTTTTTTGTACCAAACTGAAATATTGCCCACAGGAGTTGCCATTCTAACAATTTCCCCTGTCTCGGAACCAAAATCGTAACAATCTCCACCCTCGTTGTCGTCTTGTATCCTAACAATTCTTCCTACTTCAGAACTGAATGTATAAGTGTTGCTGGGGTCATCAATTCTTACTACTTTGCCGGTATCCAAAAAATGAGCATACACTTCCCCGGCATCTTCGACAGGAGGATTGACGTAAATATGGCGTGTATCTTTTTGGAGCCAAGACAAAGGAGTCCCAGCACTGTCGCTTTCCCATTTTTCGTTTTCTTCGTCCATCAAAACTAAAGTTTTAAATTCAAGATGATTGTCTTCATCATAAACCACTCTTTTTCTTGGAATTTCAAATACATTCGTTGGAAGAGTAAACTTTGTGTTGCTGTCATTATTTCCTTCAAACCATTGGATAAACCCCCCATCTTCCCATGTCAAAGTATATCCATTTAAGTCATACTCTCCCCCGGAAGTTAAAGGAATAAACATCACTTCTTCGTCAGCTACCGTGCTATCAGCACTCATTGTCATACTCGATAATCCACTTGGATTAAAAATAACCCGGTCCCACAAACAACCTGTTCTTCTCGCAATATCAAGGCATCCATCGTTGATATATTTATTCAAAGTTTCAGCAGGCCAAAAAACAGGTGCATCTGGTATTTCTCTCAACCGTTTTTGGCATTCTTCCCTTATTTCCTGGAGGGTATCGTTCATTGTTATCCCTTCATAATCCTTCCGCCCTTCCAAGAAGTGCCATCACAAATAGTAAACCCAATTTCATTCCTGTCTATTAAGAGAATAGTTGTTCCACCATCATCTTTGACTGTCAAAACCTCATCAGCATCAGCGGCATTAACCAAAAAAAACATCAAACGGTCTGAGCTTGCTTCTGCCGGAAGGTTTATTTGTCTGCCTGCGCCACCCGGATCTAAAAATTGGACAAGCGAATCGGTAACTACAAGTGTTTTTGTAGCCGCTAGGGTTTCTGTATTTGGGGCAGTAACAAACCTGGAGAGGAACAGTAGCTCGGTTGTCGTAAAAGAGGCTTCTACCGTTGCTGATGTTTCGTTGTAGATATCTATGCTTCCGGCATTTTCTCTGATAGACAAATTTTTAGCACTGGCTTCTGTCCCATGCAGTGTTACCTTTGGTATGCTTCCGGTTAAATACAGTTCTGCATCTTTAAAATAACCACCCATCTTATTTTCCCTTTTTAAATTTTAAGCCCTGTCCCCGCCTCTTTTCCCCGCTTGTGGAGGATCATAACAAGGAGGGTCTATGCAAAACCATTTACCACCTACTTTTTTCATATTTTCCGTCCAATTAATTTGCCCACACCGCCAGCACGTCCTGCGTTTGCGATAATTAGGAATTTTTATGCTGTCTAATTTTTCGTTTATATAGTCGAAACTCATGGGTTTTTAAACCTAATATTAAATAGTTCGTAATATCTGGTGTGGCATTTTCATCTTTGGGTGGCAAATCAATCTTGCTCCAACCTCTTTAGCTTTAATGCTGAAACAAAGGTCTTGTCCCATTGCAAACTCTGTCGCAACATAAAATTGTCCCAATCTGTT